TACCTCTATTTCATCACCAGCTTTCCACTTTAATTCTTTTAATAATTCTTCTGGTAATTCTACAAACACACCAGTTGAAAATGATTTTAATTCTATTGTTTCTCCCCAAAAGTTTTTTGTATAACCATCTTTAGCTGGTTTACCTTTTTCAGACATTTTCTGTCCTCCAACTTGTTTTCATTTTCCATCCATATGAAAGTAGAAACATTTTAACTGCTTCTCTACATTCATCTTTTCTCATATACTTACGATTGTATAATTCTAATTGTGCCTTTGGTAACTTATGTAGATAGTCCGTCATCCAATCTTCAAATTGTTTTTCTGTTTCTTCATCCCATTGATATTCAAGATACCAATCTTGTTTGGTTCTATCTACGCTGTTATAGTCAGCGCCAACCAATCTACATTGAACTGCAAATATGTTTTCTAAATGAAATGCTGTTTTCATTTTCAATTCCTAACTATTAATATATTATCTTTTAACATAGATTTTTGTGTATAACGATTAATTTATTATTCCAAACTTATTTTTTCTATAATTCCAATCATCATACAATTCTTGTGGTGTTGTATCTACTTCAACTTGAATACTTTCAGGTAATTCATCGTTGGAATATACTACTCTTTCATATTCCCAATTATCTTTATCACCATTGCCACCATCAACTGATGTTTTACCACAACCACAAGACCTGAAGTCGTAGCGTGCTCTTGAATATATTATGTCCTTACAATACGGACAAATTACTGACTTAATTTTCATATCCAATAATCTTTTTCTGGTTTCTTCCATACTTTATATTCTGGGTCTAACTTTACTGACCATTCCATAAATTTCTGATATAGTGTATAGAGATGTAACTTACAACATAAATCTCCGAGATAGTATAAAATATGTGATAGAATATATTTAATCATCCTTATTCACCCTTCATTGCCATCAATAGTGTTTTAATCCCGCCAGCAGTTTTGAACTCTGGTTTGTCGTATGGATATAATGTAACAACTTTTGTTTTATTGTTGTCAGATGAAAGTAAAGTCAAATCACCATTAATATCATTTGGAAATAATTCCAATTCATAGTAATAGAAATCTTCAGCTCCAGTTTCTTCCATTGTCATTTCAACTCTATTAAATCCAAGTTCTTCCAATACCTCATCAGTTAATTCCCTGTCATCCATATAAGGAGCAATATCAGTTAATTCAACTGTTTTTGTTTCAGTCAATTGTTCTATTTTTCCTACTGTTTCTTTTTCCATCAATCTTTCTTTTTATTTATTCTGTATAGTAAGTATAGAATATTAGACATACTATGTATATTAAGTATTTCCATTTAACTTAAAGTCCTTGTAAAAAATACCATTTTACTATAAAAAGTCCTTGTAAAAAATACTATCTATTTATTCTGTTGTTTTTCAGCTAACCAAGCTATTAAAATTAAACCTGTTACTACTAAACCAAATATAAGCATTTCGTTCATAATACCTCCTGTTGATAATCAATATCTAATTTTTCTTTTAAATTTGTATAATCTAACTCTATTGGTTCAAGAGCTTCCATCATGACATTCATTGGATTGAAATCTTCACAACTTAATATTGCTTTCATTATAGATGGTGAAAACCCTGAAACCATACAAACTCCATCTTCATTCATTGTAGATTGGTTCCCACTATAACTATTAAGATTCCAGAAAACTAACTTTGGCATCTCATAACCACTCTTATTGAATTTAGCTTTAATGTCATCAAAGTGAACTTTTGGTACATTACTATTCCAACCATCTTGTGAATCATCAAACTGCATATCTGATAATACTAATAACATAGTTGGCATTGAACTCTTATCTACATTATAAGTTACAGCACTTTGTAATATCAAATCATAAGCCTTTGTGAAATCTGTATTCATTCCCCAATTAGCTTGTCCAATGTTTCTCATTCTATCAGCAACACCATGACCTTCTAATCTAACCAATTCTGGACTTTCACTAAATGTTAAAAATGTATCTTTAAATTCTGATTTGTTTTTTTCAGCCAAATACATACCAAGTGATATTGCTACTTGTAAAGGCATTCCTATCATACTACCACTTGTATCAATCATTGGTAAAATGTTCTCACCTTCAACTATAAAATCTTCTAAATTGTTCCACATCTTATCTGCTAATGCTTCATCACCAGCAGCTACCTCTATAACTTGATGAGGATATGTGGCTGATACAGCAGCTGTTGTGTTTTTATCATTCTTCCATTCATCAAATCTAGCCAAATCTCTTTTCATAAAGGCATCTTTGTATTTCCTCATAGCTCCACCAGGAACAGATGAATAGTTTACACTACTGAACAGTTTGCTACTCATCAAATCCTCAACGGTTTCTGAATGTTCACCAATCCATTTACGATATTGTTTATTAGTGAAACCTAACTCATCTCTTAACTTACGAGCGTTCTCACCCTTACGAGGTGCCCACTTACAAGCTAATCTATGTTTTGATTTAATTGCTTGGGCAAAAGCAGTCACAACACCATCAATGTTAAAGTACCTCAATAGGTCTTTATAATATCCTAATGATGCCAAAGTATTAGCGTTGTTAGCAACGAACTCAGGTGATGTCTTTGCTAACTCATCCAAAATCGTATAAAACGTTTTACGCTCACCTGAACCTTGTCGTGCGGCTCTTGCCCAATATGCTACCTGTGTAGCTAATTTTGGATTTTCATTAAATGCTTGTTCAAATCGTTCCAATACATCTGTACGACTACACTCCCGTAAATTACCAATTACAGAAAATAAATCTAAACATTTGTTTCCTGATGATTCGTGTTGTAATGCTCCGTTAGTTGTGTATGACATATTAACCTTTTAAAATTTATAATTTAATTTAGTACTTAAATATATTACTGATCGACAATACAAAACAACGTTTTTTTTAAACTATTTCACATCCATTCGCTGAACACGCGACTTCACCTTTTAAATCAGTGTCATCTTGTTCTTCTATTATTTTAAATAAATCTACTTGTTTTAAAGATTCCATCATCTTTTCATAAGTAGCTTCTTCACAATCTTCAAATGGTGCTTGTTTGTAAGTTCCACCATCATAAGGTAATATACTTAAACCATTATAAGCTTTTTGATTATTCCACATCCATTGACCTATGTCGTCCCATTCATTCTCTTGTACTGATATTGTAGCAGATACATTATGTGTATTCATACCACTTCTATGACCTTTTTTAACATAATTTTCACTAATGAATTTTACTCTATCTAATAATTGGAATGCTGATTCAGTTCTTAATGTAGATCCTTCAGGTGCTTTTTGTGGAACAGATATAACAGCCGTATCATGTGGTCTAAAGTATTCATCTTCAACTAATTCAGGATGATTCTTTAATAAATAGTCATATATAGCTTCATTCTTACCAACTCTTATTCTTCTGATATAAAAATCATTATGCCAGGCATGAATACCACTTGAAGTTCCTAAAGTCAATGATGTTGTTCCTGCAGGTTTTACAGTTGTACATCTAGCTGCTGATTTTATACCCAATATATCAGCAACTCTTTTGTTTTCTTTTTTAACTTCATTCGCAGCTTTTGTCACATCTAAGTCTAATACTTTGTTTGATGCAATACCTGTCATAGATACACCAATCAAAGCATCCTTTTCAGTAGTTCTTTGCCATACCGGTCGTAAATAATGAAACTCTGTATATCCTGCTTGTAGAGTTCCTATAAAGGCTGCACCTCTAACTCTTTCATTTAAGTCATCTTGGGATTCAACATTTGATACATTCACCTCTGTTAGATTACAGAATTGGTATGGCCTTAATGCTATTTCACAACAAGGATTAGTTCCCCAATCTTTGTCATTGGTAAGATAAATTCCTGGTTCTCCACTACCACTTGATTTAATCTTTTCCCACAAATCAAAGAAAAAATCTTCGGTAACTTTTGAACGAACCAGTACAGCAGAGTTATTAGCTCTACCTCTTTGTGGGTTTTCCTCCCACCAATTTCCATATTTACTGGAAATCATAGAATCATCATCCGCAGAAAATAATGATATTAAAGCAGCTCTTCTGATACCACCAGCCAACACAGCATCTGCTATATAACATACGATATCATGAACTTCTAATGTTGTTAATTTATCACCATTTTCTTTTTGATTTAATATACCTTGAATTTTTACAATACATTCTTTCAGTGGTTGTGGTCCAGGTGCTTTACCACCACTTGTAACTAATTCAGCACCTTTTGGTCTTATATCTGAAAAATCAAATTTGATGTGTGAACCACCATAAAAGAATGATTTCATTAATATCTTTACAGCATCTGCCCAACCTTCAATTGAATCACCAATTAAAAATCTTCTTTTTCTTTTTGGATTAGGTCTGTGGATTTCTGGTAATTTTTCTACATGATGTTTTTGAACTGAATAACCAACTCCAGTTCCACCAAGTAATAAAAACATTACCTCTGAAAATGATTGCCAATTATCTATTGGAAGATAAGCACAATTATAAACTCTGTTGGGTGATATTTCTACCGACTTACCAGCAAATTGCATACTTCTCATTGATGGTAATATTTTTTTATCATAAACTAATTTATAAGCTTTATTTATTTCTTTCCTTAATTCTGGATACTTTTTCACATGCATTTTTTTGTTACGAGTAACTAATTCTTCCCATGTTTCCCTTCTTTTTAAGTTAGGTAAATACCTAGCATATTTCATATAAACTGTTATATCTGATAAAATTTGTTTTGAAATGTCCATTAATTGTAACTCCTATATTTTCGGCGAATCAATTATAAATATTGATTCAATAATTTCTTTTTAACTTTTTTATTTAAATAATAAACAAAAATATTTTTAGGTTTCCTATCCACATAAAATATATTTTCATCTTTATTATCCCATCTTCTTTTTAATTCTCTTCCATAAGGTCTATGTTTATTATTCATAGATCTCGGGTGATATTCTTTACCATCAACCATCAACACTTTCGCTGGTGATGTTTGACCTAAATTTATAAAATTACTTGCTTTATAAATAGTTCCTTCGTGCCCCTGATGTAAATCAGAATAAGATATAATAACCTCTATATCTGTATTTTGTCTTATCCATCTCAATGTTTGTCCTATAAAATAACTTTCTGTATTTGTAGGTGTGTCATCTATACAGCATAATCTTCGTAACTCCCAACATTTCATCGGATCATCTGGATTATATTTTTTAGCTGTATCCGGCATTGCTGGTTGTCCATATATCATAGCACCAATCATTCGTGGTAATCCAAAAGGACCATCAGGTGAATATAACCCAAAACATTGTTTATGTTGTATACCACCAGCATAATGTGAATAATGCCATTTTTCAATAAAAGGTGTAACTGCCTTCTTAATAACAGGTTCTATTGTAAATTCACTTACTTTCAACTTATAACCTTTTCATAAATATTAATTTTTTATTTTCACCTGTTGGTTTAACAAACTTTTCTTTAAGTTCTTCACCTGTATTCCATTTCATTGATACCATTTTATGTTTTGGTAATCCAGCCGTTTTACCAACCATAAACCAATTATCAGCTTTATATACTGCCCCATTATTACCACCGCCAACAAATGTAATTAAATATTTTAAATCATCACCATATTTTTCTTTCCAAGCCTTTGGTGCTAATTGTCTAACTTGTTTTAATATTTGTGTTCCACCATTCTTAATAAATTTCTTCATACAGAATCTCCAATTGTTGGAAACAGTGTTAAACACATCTTTATATTCTGATTTAGATAATCCCATAAATTCTAACATAGCTTTTGGAGGTGGATATACAGAAGAACCTATACCAATCATACCAACAGCTTCAAGTGGAAATGTATCATCATCATATATCAACCAATCTATTCTTCTACCAACAGATTTTGATGATGGTACATATGAATGATAATTTTCTATCAAATATTTCACAACCTTTTTTTGACCATCAGTATTTACTTGTTCTAATCTAATCATCCACCACAATATATTCTACATTATGTGAATATGTCCAATAATCTTCTGGTATTTCTATATAACCTATTATTTCATTTTCCATAACGATTTTTCCTATCTATTTCTTTCATTTCTTCTACTGTTTTACCATTACCAAATTCAGTATTAAATATATAATCATCTTGGTAATTAACTTCTAAAACTTTCCCTAAATATAATTCATAGTCACCAGTAAAAACATCTATACCCCAACCTTTATATTCAACTAGCATTGTTGGTGCATTCTTAGCATAACCATTTCTAAATTTTATAACATCATATTCTCTATTTTCAATTCTTTTTTTCCAATAGTCAGTCTTATCTCTATATTCAATAGTTTTAGTTCCATTGGCTATTTCGTCAAAGTATTTTCTATATAAATTAAGATGTAATATTTTATTCAAATGCGTTTGGTTCCTCTTTAATCCACTCAATATCTGTTATTTCAGATTTTTCTTTTAAAATTTCATCTAATTTTTCTTTCGAATCTGCACCCAAATAAAATTCTAAAACTTTACCTTCTGGTTTAAACATACTCATATCTCTTGCTCTTATTTTATACCACATATATCCTACCCATCAGTACTCATTAAATCTTCAAATTTACTGGCCAACAATTTCTTCGTTAAATTATCTCTGTTATCAATTTTATTTTGTGTTTCTTTACCATCCACAGTAGTACTTTCAAATATTTCAACAGTACCATTATTGGTATTAACTTTAGCTGGGTATGTCAATCCATCAGGACCAAATCTATTCTTAATGACATGAAATCTACCAGTATTACTTATCTTATCTTCTACTTTTCTCGATAATGAAATTACAAAATCTGCAGTCATCACTTTTTGATATGATTCAGAAACTTTCGTAGCTTCAATGACATCTTCATCTAACGCCGAACGATTAGCTTGTGAAGCTGTCCATATTGGTACATCAAATTCACCAGCCAATCCTCTTAAATCTTCATATATGTTTCCAAGAGCGTGCCTAACTTCAGAACCACCTCTTGTATCTCTCAATATATCACCGTAATCAACAACTACCATATCAAAATCTTTACCCAACATTTTCAATTGTTGTAAATGTGCACCTAAAGTATGCACAGATGCAGTTTTAGTTGGGAAATATTTTACTACCAAATCACCATCTACATTTTCAATAGCCGACTTAACTTCATCTTTGTGATATTTAAGATTTTGATTGGCTATACCTGTAAATATAGAATCATATCTCAATCCAACATACGCTTCATTTAATTCTAATGTATAATGAACAACATTAGCTCCCTTTTTCATAGAACCAGCACCAAGAGCACATAATATCCAAGTTTTACCAATACCAGCTGGTGCCACGATCACACCAAGTTCACCACCACCCAAACCACCTTGTGTTAAATCATTAATAACATCCCATGGAGTTTCAGTAGTATTACGAGCCATTTCAGAATATCTGTGTTCTATATCTTCTATATATTCATGACCTATATTTCTTTCCGTACCAGCTTTCATAGCATTATCAATGATATTCTTTATTTGTTCATAATCACCCTTCGTTTCCAATATATCAACAGATTGAACAATAGCATTTTTTAATGTTTGGTTCTTAAAAAAATCTATACACTTATCTTGAACAAAATCTAAATCTGGTGCTTCCATATATCTATATATTTCTTTAAGAGTTTCAACAACAGTAGTCTTTAATACATCATTTTCTATTTCATTTATATTAACTTTAAATACATCAAGTGTTATAGGTTTTTTATAATCATTAAAATATTGTTTACATTCTTTTACTATCCATTTTAAACTGTCATTATCATAATGACTTTCATCCAATATATCTATAATTTGTTCAATGAAGTTGGGTTTTGTCATCAAACAAACAACAGATTTTATCTGAAAATTATGTCCAAATTCTTGTAATCTATCAGCCATTTAATCCTCTAAATTTATCAAGTCTTGTAAATTCCATTATCCAATCATCAAAATTTTTAATTTGTGTAGATAATTTATCACTTAAAAACATAGCTTGAAACTTATATTTCACCAAATGTGGTATATCCCTATCAATAGATCCTTGTATTTTAAGTTTCGTATTATTTGATATATTCACATTAGATAGTTGCATTAGTAAGTAATTCCTTTTCACTAATTTACTACCATTTTTTATATTTTCCAAGAGTTTTATTTTAGAATCTGATTTTTCTACAAAATTTAACAAATCCTTAACATCAAATTTTTCTTCTAGAGAAATATGTGGGCAGAATTTTTTCAAGCTTTTAAGTCCAGCACCTTTTATTCCGCCTATATTATCCGATTTATCACCATCCAATATTCTGTAAGTTAAAACATTACAGGAATGTATACCATATTCATCAAATACAGCTTTCTTATTATAAAGTTTCTTTTTTGTTGGTGACCAAACTTTAACTCTATCATCCACCAATTGTAAGAAGTCTTTGTCTGTAGACATTAATATAACATCACTCTCTGGTAAAAGTTGTTGTGAAATATAAGCCATTCCGTCATCGGCTTCTATACCGTCAATACAAATCAATGAAAGGGGTAGTTGTTCGAGATATTCAATCAACCGCCCCATTTGTAACTTCATTGATTCCTCCTCATCTGCAGGTGCTGTACCCCAATCCACATTCCTATTCAATCTTTTTTTAACTTTACGATTGGCTTTATATTCTGGGTATATTTTTCTACGCCTTTTAGAACCATCTTTACCATCAAATACTATAATACATCTCGATGGTTTCAAAATATCACATGTATACCTCAATGATTTAAGAAACCCGATTAAACCACCTATATGTAATCCATCATCATTAATTGCTGGATTAACGGAAAAAGCCCGAATAAAAGTATTCAGGCCATCCACGATTAAAACTCTATCATTAAGATTTACTATTGGTTTATGTTTTTCATCTTTAACTTGGTCAAGAAATGATATGAATTTTTCATTCAAATCTGCCTTATTAAAGCTCATCCACTACCTCATCAGTTTCAACTACATCATCAACACCAAGTTGTTTTGAATCGTATTTAAGAATACAAGCTCCACATATTCTATCATAACAATATTGTTTCAAATCTGGATTATTATCCATGAGGTCTTCAAAATCCTTCGATTGAAATTTATATTCTTTAATAAGTTCACCTGTATCTGTATCCACATGTTGTAATGTATACCAAGCTCCACCTGATTTAACAAGTTTATGATCTTTCATCACAGTTAACCAACTACCATAATCATCAATACCTTTATCAAAATATAATTGAAAATCAGCAGTCCTCATTGGTGGACCTAATCTGTTTTTAATTACTTGTGCTTTGATTTTTATACCTATGGTATTCTTTTTGGTATCTTTGATTTGCCCAGCATTCTTTAACCGAACACGAGTTGATGAATGAAATGGGAGAGCTTTACCACCACTTGTGGTCCAAGGATCACCAAACATTACACCAAGTTTTTGTCGTAACTGATTCGTAAATATAAGACATACTTTTTGTCTTGCAATCATTTGAGTAATCTTTCTCATTGCCTTACTTATAATAATTGCTTTAGCAGTAGCCCACCCATCTTTATCAAAGTCAGCTTCCATTTCTACCTTTGTAGAAGCAGCTGCTAAACTATCAACAAGTATGGTAACTAACCTATCTTTATTCGATTCACGAATCTTTGTAACAATTGTTTCAACTGTATCAAAAACTTCTTCAACTGTTTCAAGATGTACGTATAACATAGTTGATGTGTCTATCCCTATAGCTTGAAGAAATTCTTCTGATACGGCAGATTCTGTATCTATGTAAACTGCGACACCACCTTTACGTTGACAATCAGCTAAGGCATGTGCTCCAATTAGTGATTTACCACTACCTTCTAAACCATTCAACTCTGTTATTCTACCAACAGCTAATCCACCATTAGGTTTGTTTGCTATCGCTAAATCTAACATAGAGGATCCGGTTGAAACGAATCCTCTTATATCAGTCGGAGTTTCATTATCTCCACCTAAAAAATAGGCAACTTGTTGGTGTTTGAATTGTTTATTTAATTCTGACTGAATAATACCAGCCAAATCATCACGTTGTTTAGACATGTTATTTTCCCCTTATGATGTTATGAGCGGGAGAGTGATGCTAAGAATATTCGTTATTTAAGTGCAAAATTTCTTGTGTGTAATTTCATCCCACTCACTACAATTTATTGAAGTTAATTATTCATTAAATAATTTATCAAATGCATCTTCAACATCTTCTGTTTTTTCAGTAGATGTTTCAGTAACACTCTTTGATGATGTAGAATCATCTGAATTACCTTCGGAAGAATTTTCATCACTTGGATTTAAATAATTCTGAAGAGCTTCTTTCAATTCATCATAAGAAGGTTCGGTATAGAGTTCAGTAATATCAACTTGAGATTCAAATATGTTTTCTAACATACCCTTATCTTCAGTTATCGGTGTCATATTCGGTTTAACACGAATTGTAGTTTTACCATACTGATTACCTGCTTCCGCTGGTGTTTGTCTTTCAACCATAATATCACGACCATTCATTGGATCTGTAATATCACCATAATCAGGATCAGCTATGATTGATAACAATTCTTGATAAACTGTTTTACCAAATCCCCAAAATTTAACACCTTCAGATTCTTGACCTCTAATAATAACTGGAGCAAAAGTTCTCATTTTAGGTTCAAGTCTTTTACCTTGAATCCAATCATCTTTTACACCTGTTGATTTTAATTTATTAGAAAATTCTTCAACTGGGTCTGGTCTTCCAAACGAAGCAGGTGATAAATGTGTTTTATTACCTAATTGATAATGAAAGAACAATTCTTGAAAAGGGTTTTCTTTATTAAATTTATAAGGAACTATTCTGATTACTGTTTTACCTGGTGCAGGTTTCCAAAAACTATTAGTATTGGAATTTGTTTTTTGCAACTGATTCAGTCGACTTTTTATTTTTGAAATATCCATTGATATTCTCCTGTGTTTTATTGTTATTATTTATTATTTATGGTTTACATAAAACCATATAACCATTTCCTATAATATATATCAAAAAAGTGATATAAGTCAAGCTTTATTTCTTTATTTCTTCACATTTTCCCCATTTTCCAATAGGACATTCTGCATGAGCCCAGTGTGCTTTTACATTCATAAAACATCCACACTTTAAACATCTACCATCAGCTACACCAGATTCTGGATTAACTTGATCGTATTTAAAAAACGGGCATTGCCTACAAATTTCTAATCTTTCATCAGCCTTTTCTGCGGATACCATCCAATTATAACCCTTGGCTTTGGCCTTCATACCAGTCCAAGTATCTTTAACTAAATTCCGTCCCATCTTAAACATTGATGGGAATTTAGTTTTGGAAGCTTCTTCTTCTTCCAACATCTTTTCCATTTTGACAATTCTATCTATGTCTTGATCATCTAAATTATATTCAGATTTCAAAAATGATTCTAAAGATGAAGACTTTGATGAATCTTCCATTTTTTTAGAAAATTCATCGAAAGTACCTACATCAAATCCATCATCTATTAAACTTTGCCAAAGTGAAGAAAATCTTACACTTCTAGACATAATTAAACACCTGCTATTTTTTTAGTATTTTTCTTACTTTTTTTATTGGCTTCTTTTTTGTTTTTGGCTTGTTCTTTTTTCATCTTACTCAATTGTTCTTTTACTTTACCATTTACATTAGCCTTCTTGGGTGGTACAGCTGGTTTATTAGGTTGTACAGCTGGTTTATTAAAATTAGTATCACCAACAACTTTACTTAATAGACCATCAGATTCACGTTGTAAATATTGATGTTTTAATGAATTTATATAAGCTGTATCTGCCATAACCATTTCTTTTTTATTATTAATAAATTGATAATAAAACTTACTATTGATTTTAACATTAGGATCAGACGGAGCATTACCTAATTGACCAGGTGCTCCAGGTGCTCCAGGAGCTCCTTGTTGATTTTGTCTAGCTTCATATGATTTTTTAACCCTAGTCAATATAGTATCTGCTGGCATTATTTTAGGTAAATGATCATTTTCCTTAGACCAAACTTCATACTTCCCTTTCCACTCTTTTATAGCAGTTTCATCATCTATTTTATCAGGTGATGGAGGTGGAGGTGGAGGTGATTTAGGTTGAGGTGGTTTTGGAATTTCTTCACCATTTACCCATTTTTGTAAAACATCTTTTTCTCTAAATCCACAAACTTGATTACCAGTTTCAGCATCAATGAAAAATGGTGTACCACATTGTGCATTATACTTTTGTTTTACTTCATTAATTTTAGCTTGATCCGCTGGATTTTGAACATCTAAAGTTGTTATTTTTGCACCTTCTTTAACAAGTTCATCCACAACCGGTTGTGATTTTTTACACCAACCACATGAATTACTCATTATATAAAGAAGATCATGCTTCTCCACTTTAGCTGTTGATTTTTTATTTTTCGATGCTTCGCTCATAACCTATAATCTCCTTAATTTGATTAAAACTTTCATTTTATATAAATATATATATATAAACTAAAACGCTTATTTTTTTTTAATTTAATTTATGAATTTTAAAAATTCGTGTTGATATCCTACACAAACCTTCTTTATTTACAACCAATAACATATTTTGAAAATTTTCCCATGGTATATTAAAAGATGTGTCCAACACACCATTATTGAGATTTTTGATAACTTCATTTAATGCATTGATTGTATATAAAGTGTTAGAATATTTTTTCCTATGAATAGAAATTGTATTTTCTAATATATTATAATCAACTTCTTTACCTTCACCGATTATAACATTATATGTACATATAAAATCTGATGTTTTTTCTTCATTTTGAAATACATATATTTTACCAAAAGCTATATCATAATACTTTTTAATTAATTCAATAGTATCATCAATAGATTTTTTAGATGTAAATGTGGCTAATAATTGTGTCTTCATTATAATTCTTCTGCTGATATTATATGTTTTTTAAATTTTTGTTGTATATCCAATGGCCATTTATCTGAATTAAATGTTCCCATTTTAAGTGCGTAAGCCATAAGTGGAGTTTGTGCCATTTCCATAGTTGGGCTAGCACCAATACCCCGAGTTCTAGCTTTCATAAAAAATAATGGATATTTTTTATTATTTTCATGTTTAAATAATATATTGCCAGTTTCATAATCCATTTCTATAGATTCCATAATAACATTCTCCAAATCATTAATATCCATAGTACCTGCTCTAACTTCTCCCAATATACTAGCAAATTTTGAACCAAATAAATCAACTAATTTTTCTTCATTTAAAACAGCACCATCAGGTTCAATTCCATAAAGAGTCATAAATCCACTAACACCACCTTGTTTTATATTTTCATTCAAAGACAATGTTTCTGATATATGCATAGATTTTACTATATGTTTTTTCATAGCGAATTTAGCTTCTGGATAATTATTCAATGTTTTAAATGTATTACCAGTAAGTTCGGAATCAACACGTCTTAAATGATTATATCTATCTTTATCATAAACCGAAGTTAATTTAGCTATAACTTTCTTTTGATTACCATTTAAATTACCAGTCCTAGCAGCATTCAATAAATCATCTGGATTTCTTAATAATTCAAAATATTTTTCACGTTTCTTACTAGAACCAAAATATTTAGTTATAATTTTATCATCTTCCGATTGCAATCTATTAAATAAATCATTTATATAACTACTATCTATATTAGATGTTATATCTTTAAATTTATTAGATAAACTGGTGTTATAAGATTGAATTGACATAGATTTATCCAATTGATTGTATGCTTCTGGTGAAAGTGAATCTTTTAAATCACTCAATAATCTTTTAGATTCTTTAGCCCAACCCTTGTTAGCTAAAAATACAGCTCCAGATTTTTTAAGTGATAATCCTATAACATTACCTTCATTAGTTTGTACAAACATATCAGATGATGTTTCTAAATTTGGATCAACTCCTATAGATTGTCTACCAACTTTAGTATCCCATGATACAGTTTTTATATTATCTATACCTATTTCATTATCTATTCTATTTATTGTAGATAGTGAAGCTCCTACCCATTTTTTACCTTCTTTACTATTTAATACATGATCATTCGAATTGACGAGATCATCAAAATATCCCCTAATTTCATCAACAGATTTCCCATCTTTCAACATACGCAGACCTTTATGTACCATAGCTTCACCAGCTCTAGACTCAGCAGTACCGGCACCAACATCTTTAGATTCAGTTGACAATGCTTGATTCAATGCATCAGTTTTAGTCATCATTAATTGTTTATCTGTAATAGTATCATCTTCATTAGACAATGATTCTATTTTTTTCAACTTCATCAATTCCGTTTTCTTATCCGCATCAACTTTTAAATCATGAGCAATATCACCAGTTTCTGGTTCATCTTTCCATGATTTATTTTGTGGTGGAGTTTTATCACCAACACTTTTAGATTGAGGTTTTTCAGATTTATTCCCATCATCTTTTTTATCCACAGAAGGTTTTTCAGTTGATTTCTTTTTAACTGAACCAGAATCAACTTTTTCATGTGAACCAGATTTTATAGCATCTTCCCAACTATCCTTACTCAAAAATTTAACAACTTTACCACTACTTTTGCTTTTAGCATAAAATTCATTGGATTCTATAATATTATTTATAAGTTCATTTATAACATTATCTTTAAATTTGAAGTCAGTCAATACTTCTCTTAACGTTAATATATGCCCAGGATCCTTAAAATCAGGCTGACCATTATATACTCTATTAGACCATTCATCTACTATATTATTTATTGTGTTTTTAAAATCAATCATAATTTATGTGTAATATCTTTCAATTTATTATATTGTTTGCCAGATTTAATTTTTACCATATAATTATCACCCTGTAATTCACTTTTTATTAATTTCAATAAATCTATCCCATCATAAATATCAAAATCTATTAAAAATGAATCATATCCGTATAAAACCATTTTGGATTTATAATCTTTTAAGATTTTTTGTATTTCAACGATTCTTTTTATATTATGCTCAGTTTCAAAAGATTGAATATAATAATTAAATAACTTATTTTTTGTTAAATCTGTTGAAAACTTTATTCTTCTATTATAAATATAAGTTTTTATATAATTAGCACCATTAAATTTTTCCCACAAATTATCCATAAAATTTTGTGTCTTGTCAAAAAAAGGTATAGATTTTCTTATTTCACTACTAATACCACCATACAATAATTTAAATGTTTTTGCCTTTGATTCCTCATATGAACACCCATAAAATTCTGCAAGATGTTTATGTACAGATTCATCACCAAATTTATAATCAATCAATTCACCAATCAATCTTAAATGATAAGCATCATAATCATATTCAACCAACATATCATTTTCAGGTATAAATGCCTTTCTCTGTTCTTTATTTAATGCAGCGAAATTAACACTACCGAATGAATTACTTGGTCTTCCTGTAGATGTCCATAAATTATATTGAGAATATAACTTACCATTGGATATATGTTTTCTTACCCTTTCATCAAATATATCACATACATCATTAGTTACTCGTATACCATTTTTTTCTATTGAACTAAATGCTTCTATAGCTTCTGTATACATCACTTCATAAACTTGATGTATATTTTCGGTAATTCTGTCAAAGACTCTATCACAATATTCTTTATGTTTAACCAATGGTATTATTAAATTTAAATTTTTGACATTATAATATTTACTGTGGAAAAAATCGTATGCATTTATTCTTATATCTTCAAAATTTAATGGTTTATTTGTTTTCAACCAAGTCATCATATTCACATCAATCAATCTTGTATCAGGAAATATATTCATAAGTTTTTTCTTATCAGGCGTTAGATAAAAATTCACATTATTGTTTTTTATATCATCGATGGATTCCTTATCACCACAATCTGGATGATTTATACATATCATTCTACCTTCCCTATCACCATAATGGCGTACATATAATAGAGATAAATCGTTATCATGATGATATGGATGTAAAAATGGATCCGAAAATATTGGAATTAATGCAAACAATATATTATTTATTCATCAATTTCTAATATAACATAAAAATATTCACTATATTCTATATCATATTCATAATCAACATAACCAACATATATAGTAACTGTATCACCAACCATGGATATTTGAGGACCAAACATAGTAAATGCATCACCAACATCATTTGTATAAGATGAATGATTAATTATATCCACATCAAAATTTTGATTTTGCCATTGATAATCAAATTGAGTATCACAATCCCAATAAACAAATTGAGTTATTGGATTATTTGTATGAACTGTAAATTTAGTTAATGCTTGTGATGTACCATAGGTTTCCATAACAAAATGATAATATCCATTTCCATCCAATGGCAATCCAGTTTCAACAGTAAATTCATATTCTATTGAATTTTGATTGGACATATTATCCGAACAACCTATGGCCAACATACACAAAATAATAATATTAATTATTCTACTCATTACTATCTCCTTATTTTTCTAAGAATTTTTCATTCATTGTTTTTGCTACTTGCATCATATTGGTAGCGTTGATAAATGAAGCATCTTTACCATACATATTTGTAAAAGCTTTATTATCTCTTTCACTTTCATAATCACCACCAATGAAATAACTTAAAACATTCAATCCCATATTTCTCATATCATTAACCATTTTTCTGGTGTGTCTTTCACCTTCAAATCCACCATAATAAATTTCAGAATTAGAGTAGTAAGGTTGTCCATCAGAATAATTAATGAAATAACTATCTTGATTAGAATTACCAGGAATTAAATCTTTCATAATCGCTTCAAAACATAAACCTTCAGGTGTAGTACCTGAAACATCCAATGCTGGAAACAAAGCTCTAACTTTTTGTAATTTATCTTTTCGTGAATCAAACACAACCATAATCATTGGAACATCATTTCTCCCATCACCGTGAGTAGTTCTAATTGAAACCACCACATCAATGTTACCAGCCATATCACAAGCTTTAATCATCGCGACTGCGGATGTCATAGCTTTGTTCCATTTATCACCACACATAGAACCAGAAGCGTCAATTGAAATATGTAAGTAAGCTTTGTTATATCTTTCAGTGAAAGTTTGACTAAAGACATTAGAGTTTCCAAAACCTAATTCAGAAATTAATCTCTTATCCAATCTACCAGTATCTTTTCTTGTATATTTCAATGATGATTCTTCACCTCTAACCTGAAGTTTTCTACCCAACATAGTTCCAAGTCTTAAACCTTCTTCAACAAAATTATAATTTCTTCTACTATAACTATAATCAGAATTACGATTATAATTTGATTGATTCCAAGAAGTAGCACATCTGAAAACACCTGTATCAATCAATCCTTGAGTAAGATTTCTAACAACCAAACATTTAGTTCCATTACCAACTTTAGAATTCCAATGACTAGTATTAATACCACCACCAACAGTTTCATAAGTAGAATTACTTTCATCAATAGATGAAACATCAGTTTTATCTTTTTTAGACAACATAGTTTTTTTGATGTCACCATCCATAAACTTTTCTTGTTTTTCAAAAGCTTTTTTCAATAAAGATTTTTGTCTATCTGATAGTTCAACTGGTTCAGAACCATCATCATTTGACATATTACCAGAAGAAGGATTATCAGTAGGAATTTGAACAGAAGTTCCATTACCATTTTCTGATTCATCTGAACTTCCATTACCATTTTCAATAGAATCAAGTAAATCTTCAAATTTTTCATCTGACATTGTATTGTCATCAGAAGAACCACCAGGTTGACTTTGTGATTCATTTTGTGAATCATTTTCAGTTTTAATTGGGTCGATATTTAAAAGAATTAAAGTTATAACTTCAATAGCTATATTCAAAGCGTCATTCGTATCTTTTACGAATTTAATGTTTTTTAAATCAATAGAGTCATAAATATTTTTTAAACCTTTAAGAGCTCCCAATTGACGATTTTTATTATGAAGATTAATAATTCTGAATAAATAAGAATCAATAGTTTCGGTTCTAAATTCAGCCGACAACAAACCTTTATCAATGTTTTTTGAATAAAAGTACTTATTATACATTGAATGATAATAACCTTTATAACCAGGTGAAGTTCTGAAAATAAAACTATCAATTCTTCTATCTTCAACATAGTTAAGAATAGATTTAACAGTACTAACAGTAGTCATCCTATCAACACCAACTTTTTCAGCCAAAACATATATTTCAGCTGGAATATTCATTTCTAAATTAGCTAATAAATTAAAATCAGATAGTTTAATATGACTACCTTCGTGAAGTGCTAAACCAACAGCCACATCAAAATTCTTATCATTCAAGTTAGAACCAATGACAACTTTTTTACCATCAGTATAACTTTCATCTCTTGAATTAAAAGTAACAGGAATATTTTCACCAGTAACAATATTAACAAAGTTACCAATGGCTCTTTTGTAACCAGCCAAAGCAACTAAATCTTTACCTTTAGGTTTATCACTATCTAAACCTAAAAATTCATCAACATCATAACTGTCGGATGAATTATCCCAAAAAGAAGAAAACGATTTATTTTCTTTCTTTTTAGCTGGGCCACTACGAAAAGTGAAACCCTTAAAATCTCTTGAATTAAAACTCATAAATGCCTTTCTTTTATCGTTAACCATACAATATACGTTAACACATTCTGGCCGATCTTACAACGTTTTTCGTAAAATAAATTGTAACAGTTTGTAACAATAGTGGAGATGGGCGGAATCGAACCGCCGTCTTGAACTTATTATGACATATCATTGAGTCAACTAATGTCATTTAACACCACTCCGTGTTAAACAAGCCCAATCGATACCAATACATCCCCCATTTGTAGTCGAGATGGTAGGATTTGAACCTACGATCCCTTGCTCCCAAAGCAAGTGCGATAACCGGACTTCGCTACATCTCGTGTTTCATATCATACTTTACGTTACAAATATTATATAATACAAAACAACGTTTTTATGCAGTTTTTACTTCTGGAGGATCTGGGGGTATTTCTTCCCAATTTAAATTATTTTCCCATATATCAGTAATTTGTTCTTTACTATAACCCATACCCTTCAAAGCCTTTTTAGATAATTTAATGGGAGGTGTACTTATTATATGTGATTCTGTAAGAGGTTTATCACTTCTCATTCGCATTTGTGCATCTATTTTAGTTGTCCATGTAGATGTACTAATATCATGTGTAACTTTAGTAATACAAAAAAATGATTTTTCTCTTTGTAATTTAGGTAAATAATCAACTCTAAATGAATTACCAGGTGATATACCTGATATACCGTATATAGAAAATGATAAGGAATATGGTAATATGGGTGTATAATTACCACCAGTTACCATATGTTTTCTAACTTTATGTTCAAAATATCTACTAGGAGATGTAGTCACTACTGTATCATCTGCAACTTCATCAGAAAATTGATCTTTTTCAGATTTAGATACTTTAACAGCAGATGATGCACTAACAGCATAATTATAATCTTCATTCAGTTTTTTTACAAAATCAACAGACTCTGCTGATCCACCTTGATAAAATTTATCAATAGTATTTAAAATTTCAGAATCATTATCTTCACCTTCTATTTCCATCGTAACTTGTGATGGTATAATGACTTCATTTTTTTGTTGTTTTTCTACCCTATTTTCAGATTTATCAACAGTAGGTAAGTGCTCATAGTGTATATCACCATCAATATTTAATGATTTTAAAGCTAGATTATTTAATATATTTTCTGATATTGGAAATGTTTTCTTATCACCACCCAGTGATTGAATAGCTATCATATTAGCTAACCCACTATTAGGTGTAGTTAATGTCAAATCTATTGATGATACCATAGAATTAGGAGAATATGGTTTAAACATAAATAAATCATCAAAATTCTTTTCTTTAGAAGCTTCCTTTTTACGTTCACCCAAATCATATCTATTTTTTATATCTGATAATATCAGTGGGTTATTTATATCAACAATAGAAAAGCCATTACCATTATTTATAGACATTAATTTCAATTTCATCACATCCAATGAATCACCTGATATCTTATCTAATATATTTTTAAGTGCTACCTTTATATCCGTATTTATAGAAAATTCACTATTAATTAAACTAACTTTTATAAATAAATCTCTTATTGGAACACTACCAGAAGATTTGACTTTATCTATATCTCTATCAGGATATAAAAAATGTAAAGAAGATTTGTTTTTCGTATATAATTGTTTTTTATATAAATTTTCATTGAATTTTACATATTGGCCTTCAGAATTAAAACCCACATCATTGTCAGAATTGTCCATTTTAATACCCAATGTATTATTCATAAATTCATCTTCAAAGAATTTTATAGTAACATACATATTATTGTTTAAATCTGGTATTTTTTTCTTTTTATCACCAACATCATCATCTAAATATTGAAAGTATATACCACTCTTATAAGAAGCTTCTGGTATAACTGGATATTTAAATCCTGTAGTTTGATGTGATAATTTAGTTTCAGTAGAAGCTACACTCTTTGCAACAGCTTTTCTCCACTGACCACCTTTTTTTGATGATATTATCCAATCCAAATCATATATTTCAGCCAATCCCATTTCTTCAGCCAATCGTTTTAAAGCTAAATCTGTAATAGTATTCTTAAATAGATTATCCAATTTTACTAAACCAGATTGATCATGGTCAATTATAGCATAATTTTTAGAAGTAATAGTTATTGTACAATCAAAACTACCATCCGAGTTAGCTTTGGCATCATATTTAGTTACATAACCAAAAACAACTTCTAAATCACCTTTAGATTTTTGTACTAACCCATTAGGATTAGTTGGACTTCCATATAAAAATTCTTCTATATTAGAAAGTGAAGAATTCTTTTTAAATTCTTCCAGAGGATCGTAAGCTAAAGATGTATCCCATCCCCAATCTACAAATACAGTAGCACCAGGTTTTAAAAAATAATTAGTTACTATATTATCATAATCAAAATAGTTAAATACTTTAAAATTAACTGTAGTATTCTTTATAGTACCTAGATACCCAGTCAATTCAGAGGATATGTTGGTTATACCAGCGTTTGGTTTCATATAATCATTATTAGATAAAAAATCCGCCATTATAGATTCATTTGCGGATGTATTATTTTGTTCATAATCACTTAAATTGTTATTACCAACGGCATAAACTTTAACTTCTAATGGATCACTAGCTACTTGATTTTCAGAACCTGCATTTTCCACACGATAGACAGAAACAGCTGTCCACATACGAGCCCAAACCTTTCTAGATGAAAGTTCAGCTTCACCATTAAAATTATGTTTTCCTATGTCAGATAAAATAGATTCATTTGCTTTTGCATTTTCAGTTATAGCCTGTCTTGCCAATAATTTTTTTTTAATTTCGGGACTAAAATCAGAACCAAAAACTCTGTCACTTATATTCATAACTAATTACCTTCAGCAAATTCTGTAGTGGCGGGTACTCGTATGACCTTTCCAACTTCTATATTATTAAATTTCATATTATTAGCTTTAGCTATATACCACCAAAGATGTGGATCACCATAATATTGATTAGCTAATAAATCAAATCTATCACCTTCCGTAGACATTAAATATATGTCATCATTTTTTTCTGGAATTTTATTATAAATTGTGGTATCATACTTATTAATTCCATTTTTATCTTTAGTTATTTTAGTATTTTCATATCTATTTGCCATTATAATCCTTAATCAATATGATGAATATTATTTGTTATTTCTTTACCATAAAATTGTGTAGTCATATTAGGAATTTCATTGTGAATAACTTGATATGATATAGTAGCAGTAACATGTTTTGGTACTCTCTTACCACTTTCTATCTCCCATGGTGAAGTTTCTGGGAAAGCATATGTCAATGACTTTATAAATCCTAAAATTTCATTATCTTTTTTACCATATAAATCTGCAAATCTAAATTTTAAGAGTGGTGGTTTACTTCTAAGTTTAGTATCAAAATTAACACTATCCTTTTTAAATTGAGGATAACAAAATGAAGTTAACTTATTAATTTTATCATAAATAGCATCCAATTCACTACTTGTTTGTGCAAATAATTGTAATGTAAAATCAACAGTCCTTTCAGTATTTTCATAAGAAAAAACTTGATCACTTCTACCAACATATGCAGTTCCAGGCCAATTTGGAGTTACAGTTTCAGTTAACCCTTCAACATATCCCCTAAAAAACAAATAAGAATTATCCCTTAAATCTTTAAAATAAAGTAAATAACCATTCTTTTCTTCTTCCAACATTTCTGATGTAATAGATTCTTCTGAATAAGCTTCATTTATAGTACCACCAGGTTTAACGGGCATCACAGTCATCAAATCTCCAGGTAAACTTTTTAGTGGAGTTTTTTGAACTCTTGGATCTAATTGATGTGGGTAATAATCACTTGGTACTTTATTTTTTGTATAATTTTTATCCACATTTTTACCAGTATCAGATTCAGGTCGTTCACTATATTTAAGAAATGGTTTTAATTTATTATCTAATGTTTCATCTTCATTAGTTAATTCTATATTGTTATTAACTTTATCATGTTCAGCATCTGTTGTACCTTTACTAGCAAATTCATCTAATTTTTTTATCAAAGCATTATTCTTACCAAGTGCACCCAATGTAGCCAATGGTGCTTGTAACTTTTTAGCTGAAGGCCTTTTCATTACATCAGCACTCGTTGGTACTTCACCAGCAGCTGGCAAAGATTCTATTAAATTTCTAAATTGTATATAATTTGTAGCACCTAACACAGAATATTGCCCTAAAACCAAATCAGCTGATCTACCAGTTATTTCCACATCACCACCTAATATTTTAGTACCTTCAGCCTTTTTATCATAAAATGTTCGTGTCCATTCAGAAGATCTATAAGTTCTTTCTAAATTAGAAACACCAGCTCCAAGAAAATATGTAATTGGATTATCGTGTGGTGCTATACCAACATTAGTAAAGTCTGGTGGACCACCTAATACATTTAACCCAGCAGCTTGATATAAATTTCCACCCATAGTATTATAACCTGCAGCCATATTACCAGCAGTAACGAATCCCACCATACCAGGATTTGTCAATTCATCAGCATTAAATAAAGTTTTTGGATTTTCCATCACATAATGAAATGGATATTTACCTTCATCAACCAAAAAACCTCTAGACATTCTAAATTTAACACCCGCAACTAATGGTATAGCAGATCCTAATGAGAGTGGATTATATAATTTTGGAGAATAAGTATTAAATCTGGAAAGTATATTTTCTTTTACCATCCATGTTATACCAGCTGCTGATAATACAAATTTACCCAATCTTTCCACATCTTGTGTAGCTCTACCTAATGGTAAAAATCTTGAAGAATATTTCGTTTTATATAAGAATCTATTTTCATTTATTCTACTTATAACATATGGTTCATCACCTCTGAAACCAGATTGATGAAGTAATTTAAACCCACCAGGATTTAAATTTAATCTTGAATTACCTGGTAACATTCCTGTTGGTCTATCAACTTTTACTTTTTGATCGTTTGTGAATAAAGTACTAAATGTATAATCACCTCTACCCAATTGTACAGGTTTATATTCATCAGTTTCTAACGCACTTTGTTCCCATAAAGTAGTTAATTTTTCTCTATTAACTGGGATTGGTGCCTTAGCCGTTGTTTCTAACTTACTGTCACTAAGTTTACTAACTATATCATCAAATGCACTATTTAAATTTTGCAAGCCCATTTTTTATCTCCTAACTATTAGAAGGCGTTAATATAAAATTAAGTTGTTCTCTTGTAACTGTAGTTTTTAATTCCAAACCATTCAGAGCATCTCTAATTGCAACAGCAATAGTTCCTTCATTCCCACCACCAGTATTTGTAGTAGTAGTAGTTGATGTTTTCAATGCAGCAGATTCAAATGGTTCTGTTAAAGCTGATTCTATTTTAGGTCCACCATATACCAAACCTTGAGCTATAGCATCAGCTAATGGTGATGGTGATCCTGGCCACAACCATTCAAGTGCTTCTTTAGCTTTATTAAATGGCCACATTATTGCATCAGAAATTGCAGTTTTTGCTGCTTCTAATCCTTCAACTATAACATTACCTAAACCCCTAAACAAATCAGCTATAACATTGAATGTATTTGTAAATGCATTTATCATAAATTCTTTCATACCTTCAAAGGTTTGTTTAAAACCTTCTTTCATCAATCCCCAGTCCAAAGTTATAATACCTTGTATTATTTTAAGAAGTCCATCAACCGTATCCAAAACTGCCAACGCCATATTTCCCCATTGTTCCCAACTAGGTAACATTTCAATAAAAATATCAACTATAGGTTTTAAAATTTCCCAAACAGCTTTGAGTATACTTTTCACCCTCTCTAAAATAGCTTCTGTTTTTCCTTTTAATTCTTCATTTAATTCACCAGTCTTAGTTGTCAATCCTTCCCATATGGTTGCTAATCCATCACCAATAAATTTTATACCCTTCACCACGATTTCAGATTTAGTCAATGTTTCCCACCAACCAAATAGTGTTTGTGCTATATTTTCCAAAACAGGACCTAATTCATTTTGAAGTGTTGACATTAATTGGTCAAATGAATTTTGCATTTGTGTCATTGCTGACATAGCATCTTCAGGATTAAATTCTGGTTTCATATTTTCCATTTCTTCTGCACCAGCTTCTGCCAAATCATTAACTTCTTCTTGTTTATTCATAAACTTGGCCATTTCACCAACACTTACACCTATAGAATCTGCCAAAGCTTGTCTCTGAATAACATTCATTTTTTCAAATTCTGCTGCTCCACCCAATTGAGTTACTATATCTTCCATTGCCCCACTAAGATCACCTTGTAATGCTTTTTGTCTAGCTGTATTATAATTTAATTGTTTTCCTATCAATACAGAAGCTTCCATTTCTTTAGCTATGGAAGTTTCAAAATCCAATAAACTACTTGCCATTTTTTCAGCTGTACCTAAATTATTACCAAATTTTCTAGCATTCACTGCAGCTTTGGCTATATTAGCAGCACTTTTTGTTCCAAATTTAGCAATAGTTTCTTGACTATCAGCCATATCTCTTAATACAACTTGTGGTGAAACACCAGCAGAACCGGACATTATTCCCACAGCATTTGTAAGTTGAACAGCTTGTTCTTCAGTGGAACCAGATAACATTGTGAAGTTTTCAATAAGTTTAGCTGCTGTATCTGTACTTATACCTAAATTTTTACTTAATTTTCCAGTATTAACTGCCATCTTTATAGCTTCAGCATTACTCAAACCCATACCAGATACCATGGAATCCACAGCACCAGCAACATCATTCATATTCAATCCCATACCTCTTAATTCATTATCGGATTGTTTATAAACTCCCAGCAATTTTTCAGATTTTAACCCAATAGCTCCAAAGCTTTGACCAGCATCATCTATAGTTTTCGAAAAACCTACAAATATCTTCTTTATTAACAACAGTGGAGCTAACCATGCAGCCAATTTCATAGCTATACCAGAAACAAACTTACCCACAGATTTCATACTACCCATCATTCTACTACCAGATTTATTTGCCTTTTTCATAGCTATGGCTTGTTTTGCCAAGGATTGTTGATTTGCTGTATCAATACCAAACATTTTTTGTTTTATTTTCAACCCGGCTAAATGTAATTTATTTCTATTAACACCACCTTTTAATGCAACTTTCGCGGTTTTAGATAAGTTTGACGCACTATCCAAATTTTCTTTACTATATTTTTTACTTTCCTTCATCCCTTCTGCATAATCTTTAACCAAATCTACATTTTGTTTTTGTGCATCAGAAAGTTTATCCCACTGGCCAACCATTTTATCCATCATTTTGGATAAATCTTGTACATCTTTTAAATCTTTTACAAATTTTCTATTAGCCATTAATATTCACCTAAAAATTAAATTTTAACAAAGTCATCTAAACCATATGTTTTTTTCTTTATTTTTACACCAAATTGTTTTTCAAAAGCTTTATCTAATTTTTCTCTCTCCGAATTTATGGTATCTATATTCTTTAAAATACCACTCCTTTTTATCATTTTTTTCAGTTTTACATCATTATGTTCTTTAGTTTTCCTTTTAAGAAATTTCATAAGTTTATCAAAAAATGATTCTTTTAGAATTACACTTTCATTCATATATGATTTTTTATTTAGCATAAATAATTCTCCAATACTCCATTACACTAATAAATATCTAAATAATTATTTTTTGTGTTTTTTGGTTAAACTTTCTTTTTCTTTTTTCTTGACTTCTACTAATTTTTTCATATAAAATCTTCGCAGATAAATTGGTAGGGCATAGACATCTGCATGAGTAAACGCACCTTCACTGTAATATGAAAGTGTAAACAATTCATCGTGTAATATGGGTTTATGTTTTGATGTTAGGCCAAAAAAATTCGATGGTTAGGGGTATATCTACCTGCACCATCTCACCTCCCAAATCTATCGTTTGTGAAAGTTCAATATCGGGAGTTATTCTTTGTATTTCTTGTCTCAAAAATAATGAATCACGAGATAACATATTATCTACATAAGAATTTATAACACCCATTGAATCATCACCATTTATAGATATAATTGCTGTTTTTAATCTAGCTGTTATTTCTGGTGAAACATTACTTCTCATTTTTTTATTAGCCGCTATTATAGAACTAATTTTTTTTTCATCATGACCAGTCAACAACTTAAACTTGAGTTTATCCTTTGATACAGGTAATTCTACTTCAAACTCATTATTACCATCATATGAAATATCATCTGGTAACTTTTTATAATCACATTCTGATAAATTAAATGTATGTGATAACTTTTCATCTGTAGATGGATCTGTTATTTCTGCTGTATATTCAGGTCCATACGCAAGTATTCTTGATGCTACCATAATAGCATTCTTATCACCCAATATCAAATCATTTGAAGTTACACCTTCAGTTAATATCAATGAATCCAATAACTTATCCATAACAACACCCTTTTTGATAAGGTTTTGTGATGTAAGAATATCTTCTTCTTTAGCTGTCATAAATTTAATATCAATATTACCAGATGCTAAGGGAGAATCTTTTGAATATAATTTTCCTTCACTTGGTAAATCTATAACTTCTGACGGATATTTCGTCTTATTACTTTTGGTTGGCATTGAAACCTCCTTTAATTAACTATTTTGATTCAGAAACAGAAGCTTTCCTATAATCAGTAACTAATTTCTTTATTTCACCAATAGATTTTCTAGCTCTACCACCGGCAGCTTTATTGCCTTTTTCTGTAAAACTTCTATGGTTTTCTTGAAATGTTTCAAATAAATCATTAATTTCGTTATATAACTCTGTAGTACTCATAACTTTTTTCTCCTATACTTCTAATGCCCTACGAAACCATCCAAATAAGAATTTTTCTTGTTCGGGCTTTTTATTAACTAAATCGTAATAGTGTTTTAATCTATAACAACGAGTTCTATTATCACAAGGTTTGTATTTATTGATCGATTCAATTGTCATTGGTCCTAATCCACCATCCACTTTCAAATTACCACCTTTTGAATTAACAGCTCGTTGCAACACTTTTACTGCTGTACCTTTTCCTTGATTGATACACATATCAAAATATATGTGTTTCAGATTATCAGGCATCTGAGGTACTTTATTCTTTACCCAATAATCATCATAGTAAATTTTCTTAGCCTGTTCTTTTGTTAAATTTTTTATATCAATATCCGGATAAAATCTTTTTGTAATACCGTATTTAGTTTCTCCGCCCAAATCAGTTGGATCATTTACGTATCCACCTTCGTGTTTTATAACTATATCTATTATATCATCAAATTTTGTTAACATTATTTACTCTCTTTTTTCTTTGAATGCCTAAACCAAAAATCTATACATTTACCAAATGAAGCTATAAAACTACCCAATAAAATATTCAGTAAATCTCTGTGTGTATCGTCAAGTTGTAATGTTGGGTGAAATAGTAAGTATAGTATCCATACCAATAATCCAAACATACCAGCTGTTATTGTAAATTGCATCCAATCTGGTAATCCATCACCGCCACCATAAATATCAGGTCCAGTTGGTATTTTCTTATCTATTGACATATTCTTTCTCCAATTTCATATATATAAATATACCAAATAAAAAAAAAGGACCTAATAAATAAGTCCTTTTTTTGCGTGATGTGATATGTGAGTGTATTAAAATTCTAATATAGCGTAATCATATCGTAAAGTTGCAGTAATTTCAACAGGAGTACTATCTTCAAAAGCCAAATCACCAAATGTAGCATTTTGTACCCAAGTACCTTTTAATTTCCAACTTTCTATTATATCACCGACAGGTCCTAACACTTGAAATGAAATATCCTTCTTGTAAAAATCAGCATATCCATCACGACCAGTTACTGATTCGTGAGATAATCTAACCCATTCCATAACTGCTTGAGCAGCTGAAGGAACAACTGGATCATACAATGTTACAGTAATAGGATCCCAATTACCTTTACCCTTTATATATCGCCTAACATTCATGTGATGAAGTTCAACTTCTTCGAAATTAATAGTAGGTCTTTGAGTAGCCTTCACTAAATAAGATGGTATGCCATCTATCAACATTATATACCGATTTTTTAATTTCGGCTCAAATGGAGTAAACATCGCATCATTAGCATCAATCAATGTTGCCATTATATATCTCCCGTTTATGATTAATTACATTTATACTTTCATATCTATAAATATAAATATAATAAAAAAAATTCAATATTTCATTCAATTATTATTCAGGGAATGAAGCTCCAGTTGGTTGTACGATAAAGTCTAATACAATAAATTCAGCTGTTTTAGTTGGTTGAATAAATAATTGACCCTTCAATTCATTTCTATCAACCACATCTGGTGTATTATTAGAATCATCCATTACAACTCTGAATGCATTCAATCCACTTTGAGATTGTACAGTTTCCAAATATGGATTAACAATATTTAAAAATCTATTTCTCAATGATGAATTATTTTGTTCAAATACCAAGAATCTTGATGTTGAAGCTACAAATTTCTTTAAAGCTATCAATAATCGTCTTACATTCACTCTATCAAGTGCCGATGGTTTAGTTTGTAAAGTCTTTTGACCCCAAACTACCACACCTTCACCTGGGAATGATGCAATTGGATTAACTCTGCCTTCATAAAGTGTATCTCTTTCATCATGAGTCAGTCTCTCTTTTGCCATAAGTGCTTCAGTCAATCCACCACGATTTAAACCAGCTGGTGCAAACCATGGATGTGATACTTTATCTGTATAAGCAATTATACCTGGTAATACAACAGAAGGAGGTACCCAAACATTTAAGTCACTTATTTCATCACGAATCTTAACCCATGGATAATAAGTTGCTACATAATTTGTATCTTCAGTTGATACCGCATCTTTTACTTCAGCTAAAGTGTTAGTATATCCACCTGGATCAACCACCAAGAATGTATCACCTCTATCTTCAACCATATCACGAGCGTTAGTATAAACTTTTCCGTGATTCTTAATTGTTATACCTGGCATCACCAACATATTAATATCAATTTCATCAGGATTAGAAACAGTAGCTATAGCATTTTTCCAAGATGTTATATCATTATCAGAATTATCATTTGTATTTGCTGGATTAGCCTTTCCTAAACCATGATAAGCTCCACCATTATATCTTGGATCCCAACCATCAAATCCGCCTTGGAATCCCATAATAAATTTCTTATTATTAAGTGATGAATTGATAGTTAATCCAACATGTGTATCCAATGCAAAATTTGAACTACTTAAATGTGTCGTATCTACAGTCGCATTTAAATATGGATAAATATCATTTTTTCTAGATGAACTATCAAAAGCTACACCGTGATAATATTTAGAATTAAATGTAGAATCACTACCAGATTGATTTAATAAATAAGGCATATCAGGTATATTTCTTGTGACTAAGCTTGCCATTTCAGTTGCATTTGGATCTGAACCAGAATTAATAGGTGCTGCATACCCTTTAAATCCAAATGGATTTAGAGTTTCACCAATTATACCATTTTTTATTTGATCATTTACATCTGTTACTCTTATATACTTCGATTTAACTTCATAATCACCAGTAACATTAACTTTAGATGTAGTAAAATCATAAGCACTTACCATATCACCAATTTTCCTAACAACATAATTAGGTGAAGATGCATCTAAATTACAAGCCGTAAATGTTTCTAATACATTAGCTTTCTTATCAGTATCATCAAATGTTCTAACAATAACATCAAAAGATCCAAAATCAGAACCAGCAACATCAGCAGCTCCTCTGATATTAGATATACCAACTTTTATAAATTGATTAGATGCGTCACCATCAGATAATGTTTTAAATCTAAATAATTCAACAGCATCACCCGAACCAGCCTGAGGACCAGTTATCATTGGTGTTTGAGCAGCTGCATACCCATTAGTACTTGTACCATATGTTATACTAGAAGCACTACCAGTATAAAAAGATATAGATCCAGTTTTATTAAAACTATCTGCGGATTCTTTCCATATAGCATGAACATATGCAGGTACATTAGTTGCGTAAGCTGTATTAGGAGATCCACCCAATACATCTAATACATAATTACTGTCAGCACTATTCAAAGACATAGTAGGTGATAAATTACTACCATCACCAACCCAATCAACAACAAAACTACCAACTTGATTCAAACTATCACCTGTAGCAGATTCAGTAACAACAGCGGCTAAATCAAATTCAGTTTGTGCTGTATTTTTTTGTGGGTATAAAGAACATAAAATTGTATCACCACTACTTTCAGTAACAGCTAATTGTATACCATGTTTTACTGTATACCCTTGAGTACCAAGTACTCTAACAATTGTAGCTGTACCAGAATTTTTTAAATAACTTTTAGCTGCATATGGCAAATAAAGATCTTTATTAACTGAACCAAATTTCACTTCAAAATCTGCAAAACTTTCTACTTGTGTTGGTGTGAATGCTGGTCCCCTATCACATACACCAATTAATGCTGCTCCCAGCTCTGATATAGCTGCAGGTAGGAACGAGACATCAATTTCATTAGTAAATACACCTGGGCTTACTATTCTTTCTGCCATATTATTTCTCCTAAATATTTAATTTTATACATTAATAAATATCAAATGTTACTGTCAAACAATTACAATTATAATAGATATGATCTATTTTTTTGTGAAAATTCCTGTGGATGGGTCAAGAGTTCCTTGTCCATATTTTTTCGTAAGTTCATCTACGATATCTCTTTCATTATTTTGAATATTTTCAAATTCCTGTTGTTTTTCAGTTTCTATTTTATCTAATTCTTCTAATTGTTTTTTTAAATTAACTCTAGTAATTGTTATTTGACCAAATTCATTTTGAATCTTCAAATAATTTTTTTGTAATTCCTTCAAAGATTCCACTTCTTTATCAGTGAATTTTATTTCTTCTGACATTATAACCTCCTGTAACTTATACTAATAATCATATATAAATATATACTTATTTTACGAAAGTTCAATTTTTTCTTCAAAAACAATCTTTTTTGGTGTAGAAAATTTACGGGCATTAAACCTTTTCTTTTCAACAACATTTTTAATAATTCTTGGCAATAAATATCCCTTCAACGATAAATTAAAATTAGTTTTAACCGCTCTATCACCCGCTTGATCTATCTCAGATGCATCATTCAACCCACCATCAACACTACACAAAAATCTATAAGATGTTTTATCTCCCCAATAAACACCATGTTGACTTATAAATTCTTCCATTATATTATTCATCTGTTCTATATATTGTGTCCATATTATAAATTCATAATTACATATCACATGTTGAGGTAAACCAGTAACAACTACATCATTAACAGGACTTATACCTTGTTGTAAATTAAAATTGGAATATATATTATCTTGAGAATATGATGAAGACCTAACAACTTGTACAAATTCATTAGTCAAATCATGTTTATAAGATGGTATTTCTTCATTAAATTCCACTACAGTTCTTTTCAACATCAATAGTGGTAAAATTAAAGATCCATTTTTATCTCGCAACAAACCATTTTTTCTGGCTGATGCCCATCTTTCTTCATTACCATATAAAATTGGTAAATCAACCATTTCATTGTTAATATTAATTTTTATTTTCATTATATTTTTCATATGACTGATAACGACTGTATCCAAATCCTTTATATTTATTTCATTATCTGTTGAAAAATTAAGTCCAGGTGTTACTGTAGATTCTCTATTACCACTTCTATTTTTATAATTCTTTCTCGATACTTGTTCAGCTCTATTAACAGAATCAACTTGATTTGGACCTGGAATTATAGGTTCTTTTATTCCTGTTTTTATTTCTTTAACTGACATTATTTATTCCTTCTTCTTAGGTTTCTTAGTTTATCAACTTTATTATTAACTTTACCTTCAAATACTTGTGACTTAACTGCATTTTTATCAACTTTATCTATCAAAATTTGTTTTTTAATATCAACATCTATCACATCAGTCTTTTTATAATTTTCACCATAAACATTAGTTGGTATATTATCTATTTTATTGATTAATTTCCCCATCAAGTCATTTATATCAATGCTTTGATTTTTTTGTTCTTGTATTTTTTCAACTTTATGAACTGGTTTATTAACTTGTTTTTTCAAATTACTTTGTATAAAAAAACTTTTCCCAACTTTTAAAGGTTTAACTGACATATTACATCACCCTTTGTTCAAAATTAACATTAGACAATCTAGTTCTATGCGCTGTTGCTACTACTTGATGTTTATAATCATAATGACCACTTATTAATTGTGGTTCTGTAACAGAATTCATTTCCCAATAGAAATCATTCCAATCCACTATATCACCAATTTCAGGATAAAAATTAGAACCACTCAAGGAATTTCTATGAAAAAATAATTCAATACTTGAATTTGTATCTGGCCCGAATTCATCTTGTAATGTTTCAGGTGCATTAAATTGTATCAAGCAATTAACTCTAAATCCTTTTTCGAATGTTTTGATACCATCTGCAGCTTCACCATAAATATTAGAATTAGTTTCATCTAAAGATACTTTATAAATATCAACTGATTGGCCAACAACCGCATCAATCAATTCTTCATTTACAGAATCAATAAAACTTACTTCTTTACTTGGTACAAAAAATGGTTTAGTTGCCATAATGTTATCCTATATAAATGTTTAGTGGTGCCTTATTTAATACTTGTTGATTTGCTTCAGCTTCTTCCGCTTCAGCCTTCGTTTTTTCTGTTAATGAAACAGATTCTAAAAATTCTTTTAATTCATCTAACAATTGTTGTTTTTCTTCTCTCCCTTCGGCCTTCAAACCTTCACCATCAAGTGTTACATCGCCATTAGGGATTGGCATAGACGCATATTTACTTCTGATAATACCCAATAATTCTTTTGATAATGCCAGTGTATATTTACGTATCCATTGACGACCTGGTGCATTAATACTTTGATATTCAATAAATTTATAAGGTACATTACTTGGATCAGAAATACCATTTGATGTATAGTCCCTAGTAGTAGAATTTAATTCATCTTTAATTTGATATTCAAACCATACTTTTAAACCATCATCGTTATCACTTGGTCGTGGAAATATTTTAACTTTATTATTATTTATTTCAAAAGAATAATTAGATCTTCTTATTTTATCACTAGTTTCTATAGAATTAGCCCTTAAAATATCATAATAAATTGGACTCATCATAAATGTAGCTGCTGGTGCGTATGAAGACATACCAAATTCATCCAACATCATTCTTTGATCATAAGCACCAACAAATGGATCATAAAATCGTGTTATAGCTGAAGGTCCATAGTTATAAACCCTTTGTACAGAAATTCTTTTATTTTCACTACCAGCAGTTGCCAGTGATGAACTATAAATTTCTTGTAAATTATATTCTTGTACATCCTTTGACAAAGTGATAGATCCACTATACAAATTAACATTACCACCTATTACAGCAGCTTGTCCGTATTGTTCCGATAAAACTATACTTGTACCCATATTAGGATGCTGTGTTTGTAAAGTACCAGTACCAAGAGATCCAGTTATTTTAGCATCAGAACCATATTGATTCCACATCCAATTCTTTATATTATAATTATTAACATGTAATGAATATTCTGATACAGATTCTTCAAACATAGCATAAATTGAACCTGAATCAAATTCAAGTTGCATTACAGGATGTCCTAATCTCCTAGCAACAAATTTACACACATTAATACTTTCAGTAGCAAATGTTGAATCTGAATCGTATATACCATATGGTGTAGAACCAGATGCATTAGTGCTTATCGTAGGATCTGAATATGTGTATTGAAATTTATCTGCCATTAAATTCTCCAAAAATAGTACTTACCGATTATAAATATCATACATATAAAAAAAGAGCTATCATTTGATAGCTCTTTTTCTTATTTAAGGTTTAACCCTTTATTATTTATGATTTATAGTTATACAGTTTCAATACCGTGTACATATATTTTACCATAAAATTCAGGACGAACCATTTTCTTAGCGTATCTTGTCATCACACCTTTTCTTGGAGTGAAGTTATCTGGATCATATACAAGAGGAGTCATAATCAATGGAACATATGGAGCGTATACCGCACCAGTTTCTAAGAAATTATTACCTCTAAATCCGACAAGAATTTCATTACTTGTCATATATGGATTTTTATATACAGTCCATCTATTTTGTAGATTACCTATTTTTTGTACGCCCATAGCGAATTGGGATTGTGTACCATCTGTTGTTACATTATATCCAGGAATTGATTCAAGAATAGTAGCAACTTGTGGAGAACAAACTAAGAAGTTAGCACCACCACGAAGTGTTAATTGATGAATTTTATTTGACATTTTTTGGATTTTATTTCCAAGTGTTTGCCACCATTCATTAATTGTGTAAGCTAATGAAGCTTGACCACTATTATCAGTAAATGCTGATGTTCCATCCCATTGGAATCCAACTTTAGCTGACCAATAATCAACAGTAACTGCATCTTTTGATATCATATCAAGGATTTCTAAATCGATTTCCATTGAAATGTATTCAGATAACATTGCTGTTAATTCTGCTTCAGCGTCAATTGAATGATAAGCATTTAAATCTTGAGCTAGTTCAGGTGTCCATACAGCTTTTAACTTACGAGTTTTAGCAACTATGGTATCTGATTTCAAGTCAAGGCTTACTTCAGGAATATCAATATCAGTTCCTTTTATTCCACCACCAGTCTTATCTTCAAAATCACCACGATCATGTGATTGTGGAGTTTGTAAAAACCAAACAGTAGTTTTTATCGTATCTGCAGGTGTATCAACAAGATCTTGAGCTGTATCTTTAATGACTACAGTTACATCATTACCAGATACTTTAGTAAATTGTGGTATTACACCACCAGTACCTAATTTAGTATATAACCCATCATCAGTACCAGCTGTTGAAGATGAATAGAATGTCCAAGCTTTAACTGAAGATAAATCAGCATTTGAAGCTGTAGCCAGACCAACAAATGTAACTGCTGTCAAATTACCAGCATTAGATGCTGAATAATCAGAATCATAATCTAACTGAGCTAAAGTTGCAGCTGCAGCACCAGTACCATGAGCTGGTGTAGATGCACTAGCATGTGTATATCCATACTGACCAGCACCATAGAAACCACCTTCAGGAAATGGAGAACTATTTTCTGTTTGACCTTGACCTTGAAATGGTGATTTAGGACCAGTTGTACCATATATAGATTCAGTATTTACATCACCAGCACGATTTGATCCATATTTAAAGTCCATATAAAATACAAGACCAGATGGTAAATTCATTGGTTGAACTGACACAAAATCTTGTGCAGATATTTCAGCAAATATTCGTCTAACTAATGGAAGTGCAACACCAGACCATTCTTCAGAATTTGCAGTAGTTGATGTAGCATTCACTTCATCTAAAAGTTGTTTGGCTTGATTTTCTAATAAAATAGCCATACCAGACTTTTCATAACTACCGTCTAATCCTTCTAATAGTCCTGTTTTATCCCATTTGTTAACGAGACCTTTGGATTCTTCTTTAAGTTTTCTATGATACCCCGAATCCAATAGGGCGTCTTTGATATAATTAGTATCACTCATGATCTAATCTCCTTTACAATTTAAAATTAAAAATTATTTCTTTCCTAAACCAGCCAAGAATTTAAATCTATCTGCAACATTTGATTCCTCAGAAATAATTTTCTTTTGAGGTTTTGTTGATCCAGATTTAGAACTAGCTGATTCTTTAAGTTTATTCTTACTAACATTTGGAGCTTTTGAATAACTTTCAGCTAATGTAGTATAAACTAATTTAATTTCACGAACCGTTTGGGCTCTATCAAATGTTTCTACTATTCTATATTTTTCATCATTAGCTAACACAAATTCTCTGAATAACTTGTTTGTATACAATAATTTTGCGTTAAGAATATTCACTTCATGAAGTTTATCTTTCAAAAACTTAACAGCTTCTTTATGTTCATTTAAACTAGCTACTACAGATTGATAAGATTCTTTAAATGGTCCGACACCGTCAAATGGTTTACCATCAAGTGGTTTATCTTCATTTTTACCAGGATCTTCTTCATCACTGCCATCAGCAACATCAACTACATTATCTCCGTTACCAATATCAGATGAATCAGATTGTTCATCTACAGTTTCTTCTTCATCTTCATCTTCTAGTTCATTTAAATTAATTTCATAAACTTTTTCGTCTTCGTCTTCGTCTTCGTCTTCTTGTTCTTTCAGTGGTCCACCACCTTCAATTGATCCGCCAACATGTTCAGGTTTTTCATCACCTTCAACATTTTTTTCGTGACCATCTCCAGGTACTTCGGCACCTTCATCAACTTCTTCTTCACCTTCTTCGATTTCACCTTCAAGCTCTTTTATCACAGATTCAAGATCCAGTTCATCTTCTTCGTCTTCAAAAGGTTCTTCAGCAGGAAGTTCTTCTTCCCCACCAAATTCATCTTCTTCTTCAGACATAACTGGAACTAAACGAAAAGATTGACCATTAAGTTCAATGATGTTTTCTTCAACTTCATCTTCAGGAACTTCTTCACCAGGAACTTCCAATTCAGGTTCTGCTGCAGGTATTTCAGCAACAGGTTCTTCAGCAGGAATTTCCTCTTCTCCACCAAATTCCTCTTCGTCTTCAAAAGGTTCTTCTTCACGAAGTTTGGCAGACAACATAGATTTAATTTTTGGCGTAAATGCTTCTTCTAACGCTATCTTTGCATTTTTCAATGCAGTTTCACGAACAGCCTTAGCATCTGCAATAGCCTCTTTTAATAAATCAGACATAATTAATTCTCCTATAATTTTTTACTATTGGAATCTAAACTTATTAGAAAGTTTAATATTTTAATCGAATATTTAGACACCGTATAAATGAACGGTGTATTGAGGATTGTTCACATATAAATATAAAAATTAATAAAAAATAATTAATTTTTATTAAAAATTAATAGTTATTTTGCTTAATTTGTCTATATCTTTGACGTGATTTAGCTAAATTTCTTTTTTTTCGTCTTTTTTCGGATGGTTTTTCGTAATGTGATATATTTTTCAATTCTAACATCAAATTACTATCTTTGACTTTCTTTTTAAATTTTCTTAATGCCTTTTCTATATTATTATTAAAAACCTTTACTTGTAAACCTGTGAGTTCATTACCCCTTTTTCTTTTTTTCATATTAACCTCTCAACTATTCTTTTTATCGATTCTCTTAATTTTTGTTCAGCTTTCTTATGTTTTATAAATTCTTTAGCTAAATATCTTTCTTTACCATATTGAGCTTTAGGCCATTTCTTTTGCATTGAAATTGGCATTTGATCATAATCTTCAGCCAAATTATTATTTACCAACCAAGATACTCTACGACAATCTGCATTAACAAGTTTTCTATATCTATTTTCTTCCAATGTTTTCATCCATTGTTTAACTTCTTTTACAGTTGTTTTGATTGATTTTTTAACAGATTCTTTCACTTTCTTTTTCTTCAACATTTTTTTAGCTTGTTTTGAAGTTTTAGCACCTTTTGGTACATTTGGGTATGCAGGACCACCTACATCAAATCCATCATCATCTTTTTTTCTACCACTACCAGGTCCACCTTCTTTTTTTACTTTCTTTCTAACATATTCACCGGCACCAGCAACTGCTGCTTTTTTAATTTTAGGATTTTTTGCGGCTTTTTTAGCCATTTGTTTTATTGTTGGGAATACTTTTGAAGCAACTTTTGCAACTGCTTCATCTGTATCATCTTTTAATCCCGGCATGAAATCACCATATGATTTATACAAATCTGTTTTTCTTATATTAGCTTTTGCCTTTTTCATATCCAATTCAGATATTGATTGCCTTACCAATTCTTTAAGTTGATTTCTAGTCAATTTCATCTTCGTCCTCCTCTATTAATTGTGCTTCACTTAAACAACCACGAGAAACGGCGGTGTGAGCATCTTCAATTAATCTTATTTCTTTAATTTGAATTGGAAAATCATCTTGATTAAACTGTTCATTAAACACATCCAAAAATCCTTTAACCAGTGATGTTCCACCACCTATAACAATTGGTACTGCATTTGGAAACTGTGGTACATCAGCTGTATTTTCAAACTGATGTTTTAAATTTACCAATAAATAATTTATAAGTGCACCATAATAAGAACGGATTGCATGTATAGTACTATATTCTTCACTTTCTTCTTGATAGATATCATTTATAGCTGATTTAGTTAAATCTAAATTATTTGAACTCTCTTTAATCGATTGAACCTTAGCTTTCGATGAACCAGTATCATTTGCAACATTTTGATCAATCCAATCACCACCACGAGCCACTGAAAATGATAATGCAGACATACCTTGATACATAACTGATATATTACACATTCCAGCTCCCATTGAAATAGCAACACCAGTTAAATCATCATCAATCAATCCTTCATATCCAATTGCAACCGCTTCTTCAATTACTTTAGTTTTATATCCATAAGTATCTATAATTTGTTTCAACACATCTTCATGATACGACACTTCACGAGTTTGATCAATAGGTTTAGATGGTACACAATAAACACATACTTCATTTTCTCCAGCTTTTCCTAATAATTCACCTATAATAGCATTCAATACTGGTAAAGCATCTTTTTCTTGTGGGTTCAATAAACCTTGTGACATTGGCCTTCTTAATTCTGTAGATGAAAATATTTGAGCATAATTGAAAGCATGTTGGCCAACTATATGAATCTTATTTCCTTTTTGTACAAATGGAATTTTTTGTCTTTTGAGCATACGTTTAACCTGGTTAGGGTCTCCATCCACAGTCAAAAATGCATTCCTCTGTTTTTTGATACTATCATCTGTTGCACATATATAAAATGATGTACCACAATCTAAACCTTTAGCCATTATAACCCCCTAAACTTAAACGTTTGTTAATACTTGATAACCTTTTCTATTTTTCTGCGAAACTCTTTTAAATCTAAGATGTTGTCCACCTCTTACAGTTGGACCCTTTGATGCTTTCGTACCTTTTTTCAAATCACGAAGCATACCACCTATATCACCATGACTAGTACCAATTCTACGAGCTGAATTTCTTCTAACACTTCTAGCGGATATCCTTGATGAAGAATTCATTCGTCTAGCTCTTGTATTCCTAAGAGATGACATTCTTCTTCTAGAAGCAATCCTACCACGTCTTCTTGCACCTGGTTTTGAATATCCAGCAGCCATTCTTCTATTACTTCTTCTTGGAGCAGAAACAGAACGACGTTTTCTAGCCATTGTTCTACGATTTAAACTTCTTTTTGGCCTTCTATTATATCTAGGCATCATACTTCTCCCGTTTATTTTCTCAATTTCCTTAATTTTTCTTTTTGTGTTTTAACTTTACCTTTTTTAACTTCATCCATCTTTATATCAGACTTATCAGCGTCACTTATAAATATCTCTTTTTTTACTTCTACATCAATAACTCCCATATTTTTTTTAGTTTTTTCAGTAAAAGTTTCAACACTATTATTATTTTCACCACCACTGACAACAATTGGTTGTGAATTAAAATTAAACTTTATATTTTTGGATACCCATTTCAATAATAACCAAATAGATAAAGTTATTTGCCATAAAATAAGACTATATAAAACTAAATGTTCTATATGATGAACCAAAGTCCTTATATTTATAGGTTGGGCATCCATATAATTTCATTATCGTCTTGAAAGACCAATAGATGGTATACCAACTTTTTTAGATTCACCTTTAACTGCTTTAGTGATAGCATCTCTTTTATTTTGAAGATATTCTTCATCATCTGGTTCGTTAACACCATCATTATCCATATCACCTTCGTCAGCTTCAGATATATCATAATACCTATTTAGTATATGACCCATATCTTCATATAGAGATGTAAGTCTTTGGTTTATAGAATTAGCTTCAGCTGCAACTTTTTTAAATTCGACAACACTACCTTTTAATTGTTTCATGTTTTTATTCACAGTTACTTTATCAAACCAATCACCTTGTTCACCAATAATATGTGAATGTGCTGATTCAGCTATTTTAATCAATTCTTCAGCTATGGATACAAAATTATTTTCACCATATAATTGTCTACCAACAGAAGAATATTTAGAAACGCCTTCAATAACTTCATGTTTATTAACTTTAGGCTCATCCATACCGAATGCTATTTCTTCTAATATTTTTTTTAATTTTGCCATTTTTTTATCTCCATATATTATTTTCTAATTTTGTTTCTTCTTACCTTTACCCTTGCCACGTCCTTTACCTTTACCAGTAATACCCTTACCACTCGCCCACGCGGCTGAAGAAGCTACAGGTGGTTTTGCTGTTGTTTGTGCTTTAGTTTTTGCAACATCAGTGTCAATACTTGTTTTATAGGTTACTTGTTTACTAGACCGGTCAGCTTTTGCCTTATCCCTATCACCTGACGCAGTTCGTAGATCACTATCAGCTGATGTCCATTCTGGATTTTCCGTATATCCACCTCTTTTAGCCGTAGTTACATCCGAAGTATATAGATAACCACCACCCCGTTGAGCCTTTCTATATTTCTTGGCTAAGTTCACTTTATCATATACATCTTTCTTAGATAAATAATCTGAAGATTTTTTACTATATTCACTATCTGATGTATCGTATGCTTTTTTGGCCGATTTTGTTGCAACTGATTTATACCCTCGTGGCTTAGCACCACCCAATCCAACATTTAAACCAGTAAGTTCTTGGATTACATTTCGTATAATTTTTCTTAAACTTGATTCATTAATTCTTACTTTTGCCATAATTTTTATTTCCTTTTATTGTTATAAATATACTTCCAATCGTTAGTATCATTTATAAATATTTTATTTTTTGAATTTAATTTAATTTTATCATAATCTATATCCAAATCAACAACTTTCATGTCATTTGTATCATTTACAAATATTTTTTCATCAGCTTTCATTTCATTTTTATCATATTCTATACCCAATATATCCAAATCTAAATATTTCATTTCAGGATCAATTTCGGGAGTAACTTCATTATTCCGTTTCACCTTATTATCTCTATCAATTATCTGATTGTTTAAAAGATTGCCAATATCACCATATTCAGGGTTAAAAGGTCCTACATATGTAGTATCTATCTCTTGACCTGATCTACCAGAAAAACCACCTGCAGTAGTCACCGTACTTATCTCATTTATCAAAAGATAATTATTCATATTTTTTTCGGCCTTTTCTAAAAAAGACATTAATCTCCCCAAATTAATTTAATTATTAATCCTGACACTGCGGTATATATAATCCACATTGCCCTTGTTACATTTTCTTTAAAATTATTTAATTCTTTAACATCATCCTTAATGACATCGAAATTTGTTTCACTTTCGGTCATTGTTTTTCTCCAGTATGTGTTTTTGTTAATTCTAACAACTAAACCATCTTCTGGATCCAACAATATCTCTTTAATTTCTTTCAAATCACTTTTGATTTGTTCTATATCTTGATTACATACCTTTTCTTGTATTGTATCAAGTTTTTCTAATAAATCTTTGTTAGTTGCCATTATCATTATCCTTTTCTATAAATCTATAGCTTGACCTTTGATTATTTCAATCAAATTGTATAATTTTTCTGTAAGTTTTCGTATTTCCATAGCTTCTTTTTTCTTATATGGAAATGCTTTAGCAGCCCACATTGAATCTCTATTTAATTTTCTAATATAATCACCATGTTCTTGCCAAGCTTTGAATGGTTTTGATGATACATTAATACCAACTTCGTTAAGTTTTCCTTCACCTATTCCTTCTGTAACTGCTCTCATACCAACTTCAAAATACTTATCTGTCTTAATTAATTTATTGTAAAGAATAGTTGCAGCTCTTTTAGATTTAGCCACTTTCACAACTTTTCTATTCTTACCATAAGCATCATCACCAACATATACTTCCCATTTAGAGTTTTTGTAATCCTCTGTAAGTTTAAGTTCTTCTCTAATAATTTCTTTTAATTGTGATTTTGTTAGTTTCATAATCTTATCCTGGTGCCCCTTTACTTTTATCAGTTTTACGCCATTTCTTAAATATTTTTTCTTTTGTTTTCCAAAATGAATCAGCTTTTTTCTTAGCAGTTAAATACCCATCAACAATCTTAAACATTTCTTTATGATATTCTTCTACCGCTTTATCCCAGTTACCATCATCATTCCAATCATAAGAATCCCAACTTTCACTATATCCATGGTCTGCACCATCAAACAATTCTTCAAACGCTTGTCCAGCTTTATATGGGTCGTTTGGATTATATTCAAAAGTACCCTTGTATGTTTTTGTAGCTTCATTCAATCGTTGGAGTTCTTCTTTAATAATTTCTTTTAATTGTGATTTTGTTATTTTCATCTCTTTTTCCCCTTACGACCACCGAAATACTTTCTAAATCTGTCTATAATTTTATCTTTTTGCAACATATCAGCCAGAAAATCTGTTTCATATTGATATGCCCTTGACACATCTCCAGTTCTTATACCTTTACTAATATCAAAATAATCAAGTACTCCTGATTTAGCTTTTCTCATCCAATCTTTAACTATTTTATATTGAGCTTTTCTCAATACTTTTGCATATTCTCTAACACTTTGATCCATTATAATCTTAGCTTCTTTTGAAGACCATTTTGGATTAGCCGATGCCCAATCTTCAGTTACATTCTCTTTATAAATATAAAGATGCCCATCTTTTTCTAACTTCCCATCTTTATGAAGTTTTCCCATTTCATCTTTTGTAAAAGTGGTTGTATGTACTTCATATATTCCGGTCTCTTTACGTATAATATCACCCTGTTTCTTTATTAAATCCGTTAATTTCATTATACTGTTCTTATACCCCTAATACCCTTTTGTATTAAAGTAGATAGTATTTCATCTTCTAATTTTTTATCTACAGCTAAAATAAATGTAGCACCTTTACCAACACCAAAATCATAATGTCTGCCTTCTTTGTATTTCCCAACCATTTGTGATTTGGATGTCCTTAAAATTTTCATCACACTCCGTTGATCTCTTATTGGTATTTGGAATTGAGTTTGTTTAGCTTCTTTTAATAAATCTTTTAATTTAATCATTATAATTCTTTCTTTTTTCCGTAGTAATCAAATACATACCACTTTCTATCATTTACAGACCAAATATATCCAAATTCAGCACCACCACTTTTAGTAAATTTCTTACCAAATTCTTCCATATTTTTATATTTAGAAGTCATATTACCCTTTTCACCTCTATCTCTACCATAAAAAGTAGTATATCCCAATTTTTCTTTTTCATCATATGGCATATTAAAATCATGTTTCTTACCCAAATTCTTCCCTAGAGTAGAAATACCTTGTTTACCAAGTTTTACCAAATCTCTAACTTTACCAGCACCTTGACTATAATATTTTTTCAATAATTTGCCAACATATTCTGGATAACCATCGTAATGTCCATAAACAGATGTAATCTTACCATTCGGCATTTCAACACCAACTGCCCAACGAGTAGCTTCCGTAATAAGTTTCGATTCTCTTATAAGTGACTTTAATTTAATCATCTCAATTCACCTTTCCTCTGTTTAGCAATTGTCAATTCTTTTGAATATTTCTTTTTCAATAGTGGAATATAAATTTTATACAATTCTAATTCCATTTCTGTATCTTCGCCACTCTTACCATTCCAACGACCAGTTACACCCCAATTCTTAGCGATACCATAAACATCACCCGAACCTTTTTTACCTTTAATAGTTAATACATATCTATCATAATCAGATGGTTTAACTTTTCCGTTATTTGGTCCTTTTTGACCATTTAAATTCTTTTTCATTGTATCAGCATATTGTTTATTTTCAGAATACTTACCATAAGTCTTCAACCAAGTATTTGTACCATCTGTAATTAAACTTTCACCGATTGGTTTTTCGATTTTCAATTTTTTCTTATTATCCCATATAGGTTTAACATATTCAATCCATGTATCATCCACTTTAGTTACAATAATTAAATCTGGATCCATAGATGCACCTAAATAATATGGTGAATTAACTGCTATGTGAACAACACCTTCTTCTATTTTGCTTAACCCACCAGCTCCTATTGTATAAAAAGATTCTTTTATCACACTTTTAATAATTTCTCTTAACTGTTGTTCTGGTGTAAGTTTTCCTTCTTTCTTCAATCTACTTTTCTCTTTCCTACCACGATTTTTTGATTGTTCTTCAAATCCCACAATCTTTCCTCCTTTATGTGATGCATCTTTCTTATCACCATTACCATAAGTTCCTTTTTGTCTATTGTATTTGTTTAATTCAGCTCTATATTTCTTTGATTTAGTAGATGATTGAAATTTCTTATATTCTGCTTTGTAATCTCTTTTGGCCTTTTCTGTAAGTTTTTCTTCACTCATAATCTCACGAACCATCTTCAGAATTAAATTTCTTACTTTTGTTTCCCTTTTCACTTTTTTAGGTAATCCTTTATGTTTTGTTGAAGCAAAATCATCAACATCTTTTTTACTCATTGATTTAGCTGCTTTTTTAGCTTTACCAGTACCCTTGCCAGTACCCTGTTGGATACCCTTTACTACACCAAAAAATTTTTGCTGTGCTTGTGACTTGGCTGGCATTTTATCCCATTCCCTTAACTTGTGCAGCAAAAACATCACCTATTTTTTTAATAAATTTATTTGGAATACCTAAACGAAATAGTGATTTGGCTATTTCATGAGGATCAGTCCCAGCATGTTTTAATGCCATATCCATAAACTTTCTAAATTTAACTTTATCATGTTTTCCATAAGGAACTGTTTCATTCACATAACCAAATTCGTCTTTAATGGAATCCAAAGTTTCATTTATCTTAACAATTTTATTTTCTTTAACAATCTTCTTTTCTTCTTTCTTACGTATTCCTATGATATCTCTATATTTCATAATTATTCTCCACGAAGTATATCATTTATAATAGATTCTACTTTACAATACTTACCACATTTATTAACTGAATTATTTTCACCCACACTTTCTCTCATAGGTGATAAAAAAGCACCTTGTGTAGATGGATTCGATACAAAATCAAATGCAATCAATTCAAAGTCATCTTTAACTTTTACAGTTGGATTTTCACCATCTTCAGCTTCACTTAATTCTTCAACCGAACCTAAACCTCTCGATGATATACCTAGTTTAATACCTGACTTGAATAATTCTTTCAATATATTCCCAGCTGGAGTAGAGAGAACTTCAACCGTTCCAAGTAAATCATCACCTTTCCAATGCATCTCTCTAACATTATGTGATACATTATTTAAATTCACAACAGAAGAATCAGGATGATCAAGTTCACCAAGAGCTCTTCTTTCTCTAATTTGAACTTGTGCATACTTATCAGCTTCTCTCATTAGGGTTTCTCTTGGATATATACGACCATTTTGATTTTTTGCATTAGCTCTTTGAAGAACACCAGAAACAATTAATTTACCACCATTACGTGTTATAGATTCATTAATTTGTTCTGGCTCCACTTCAAATGGTATGTAATCTACTAATATTTGTTTTGACATTTTATACTCCTTTAAACTTTTTTATAGACAAATATAACAGCACCAGCAGTTTGTAACACACTACCCTTCCAAGCTGTCGGTTGTATATCCAATTCTGCATTAGATCCAGTAAATTTATGACCAAAATTAACCCAAGATCCATCATCAGTACCAATGGTATTTCCAACGGATCCAGTAGTTGTAAAATTAAATGATATATCACCCACATCCACACCTTCTTTTATTATAACAGAAGCTGGTCTTACTTCAACCACATTACCAGTTGGTGTTTTTACATGTGGATCCAAAGTATATTCACGTTGTGCCTGTACAGTTTTATTAGATCCAGATAAAGGATGTCCTACTATTGAATCTGAATTTACATATGCCATATCTTATTTCCCCTTCCATGCGTTTCTCTTTAACCAAATATCACGTAATACATCAGAAATAACATCACGTATCAAAGTTTTAATTAAAGATAAATCTTTACTGTCTAATTCTTCGTTCACCATTTTATAACCAGTACTATTAGTAGAATATCGTCTTCTTTTCTTTTTATCTACACCACTTTTACCACTAAAAGCAAATGGGGTATTATACCCCTCTATATCAGAAGTAACATTAACTTCTTCTATTTCTTCTTCGTCCTTTTTTATTTCTTCAAATAAATTTTTGACTAATTCCTTTAATTCCTTTTTATTTCTTATTTTCATGTAATTTCAACTCTTTTAAAAGTTCATAATATCTTAACATAGTTATGACTGTCTTATCATTGACAGAACTTTTATTAGATTTACATAAACCAGATAATATATTAATAGATTCATTTAATTTTATCTTAACAATTTTATTATCAACAGTTTTTAAATGTTTCTTTAAATTTTCTTTTAAATTTGGTATCCTTTTTTGTATATATTCCTTCAATGAATTTAAATTGCTTATATTATTGATATAAGCTCTCAATAATTGTCTTTGATTTGAATTTAAACTAGAATATTTATCATTAAATTTTTCTAATAATGTTTTGTATGTTAAAATCCTTAAATCAGAATCATTCATCACATCAGAAGTTTTTTTGGAAGAAATCATTTCTTTCATTTTTAAATTATTTAATTTATTATTGGTAGTTATATTTTCCAATATATTAAAATATATTTCGGTCTTATCATTTGGTTTCAATGATTCACCATATTCAAATAATTTATAAATTGATGCATAAACCTTATATTCATCTATTTTGGAAGACAATAATTTATCTATATTATAATTTCTATTAATTTCATTTATTAAATTATATTTTTCTTTTTTTAATTTAGATTTTACTATAGATTTATAATCTTTTATAGATTCTGTTATTAAAAAATCAGCTTTTTTATCCGATTTAAATTTTGCATTGGATAATACATTATATAAAGCCAATTCTTTACCCAATTCAGTATTTTCGTTAAAGAATTTCTTTATTATATTAGCAGCTTTACTCCCATTCTTTTTTTCAAAAATATCCGCTGTAATTTGTCTAACCAAGCACTCAAAAATTATAGCAGTATTTTTTAATTTAGAATGTTTTATCTTTTTTCTCATAATTTATATCTCCAATACTTGTAAATACAATTTTTCATATATAAATATAATTGTTTTATTAAATAATTTGATTTTATCACTATTTATATTATTATTATTTAAAAAATTAATCATCAATTAATGATTCTTCATTTAAAATACTAGCAGATTTAATCTTCTTATCATATTTCTTTTTCAAATCACCTAAAATACCACTAAATCTGGATTCGGACTTCATTAAAGTAGCTCCTTTACCAGGATGTAATGGACTTCCATGTTTAAAATCTCTTTTACCATATCGTTCTCTATCATAAGATGTAGCCTTTTTTAAATCTTCCTTATTGGCACCATGAGGATTAATATCAAATTTAGCAGGATCTTTTTCAGAACCTCCCCAGTCACCTTCTTGCATAGAATCACCTTCAGTATCAACCTTTTCACCAGATTTTGCTGGATCATTACCTTCCATTTCTATTTGTGAATATCTAAATTTATCTTTTTGATCTTCAATTATTTGTGCTTTAACACTATGTTTTTCATGTTTATTAAATTCAAATAAATTTTCATATATCCATTCACGAGATAATATTTTATTTTCAATAATATTATTAGCCACATCAACTTGTTGTGTTAACAATTCAAGTTTTTCCTGCATATGAATCATTGACGGGTTTGTTAATTCCAATTCAAAATTTAAAAGTTCTTTATCATCAAATCCTTGTGTATATAAATGAACAATTGCAATTTTTTCTAATTCAGAACAAATAATCTTTTGTACTCTTTCAATAGTTCTCGCGAATCTAACATCTTCTGCTGCAAGTGTTGCTTTACTTCCAACACCTTCTTCATATCCAAGAAATGCTTTTGGTATTCTTAAAGCTGCCATAAGTTTATTTCTTAAATATTCTATATCATCTATTTGACCATCATTAGACAATCCTTGTAATGTATCTATTGATGTTCCACTATCACCACCACGAACAGGTAAAAAGAAATCTTCAGTTACAGATTGTATATTATACCTTAAATTATATTCACCAGTCTTATTATCAATAACAGGTGTTTTTTTCATTTTATTTATCATTTTATTCATGAAGTTTTCAACTTCATTGGGTGGTATATTTCCAATGTCTACTTTGAATATTCTTTTTTCTGGAGCTCTCATAATTCTATGAATCAACATAGCATCTTCCATAAGAGTTAATTGTTTAAATACTCTTCTAGCACCTTCTATCATAGATTTACCATAAGGTAAATAATTAGCATCAGATAACATCCTGAAGTGTGCAACTTCATATGATTCTTTCAATTCTTTGCTATCACCATATAAAACAAATTGAATTAAGTTAGGGTTCATTTCATCATGATCTTCCAATCTTTCAACATCGTAAGCAGATAATGGTTTAATATTTACAACACCATATTTATCTACTATATCAAGTTGTAAAAAGAAATCTCCATATTTACTTAAATTCCGTATCCAAGACCATAAATTAAATTCTATGTTTAATATATCATAAAACAAATTATGTAATATTTCATATAACTTTCTATTTTCAGTTTTAATATTTAATATTTCACCTGACACATTATCTACTGTAGATTCATCAGCATAAACATCTAAAGCCGAAGATATAATAGGATCATTATCCATCAATTCATAATCTCTGAATAATTCATGTCTCTGCATAATATAAGTAGCTTGTTGTGTCTTAGCATAGGATCCTCCATGATAAGAAGATTTCATCAATCTATTGAATCTATCCACCATATTATTAGTCAAGCCGATTTGTGATAAATTCAAATCTTTTACAACTAATTTATCATCATCTCTTTTTCTAAGAATAATATTTGATTGGAATAAATTTCCCAATCTATTAAAAATATTATCAGCCATTATTTCCCCTTATTTAATTAAATTATAACCTTTTACCTTATGAGCCATCTTAAATCTTCTTTTTCACCATCACTGAGTTCCACTTCGTATGGATTTGATTTAGGTTTATTATTATTACCGACACTAAATCCTGCAGTGTAATCCTTATTACCATTGTTATCTAACATAGCATCCATCATAAATCTTTGTTGATCGTTCTTGTCTTTTTGTAACCTCAACGCTGTATCTCTTATCCATAGAGCTATAGAGTATGACATAACCAAATCATCATTATATCCATCCATTGCTTCCGCTTTAGATTGAGATACACCAGTTTTATAAATAAAAACGAATAATTCATCCAAAAGTCTATTTGAATGTAATTTAACCATTTTTTCTCTTGTATATTCTTCCATCTTAGCTATAATAAGTGGCCTTGTTTTCAATGTTGTTGAAAAACCAACTACCATACTTCTATCTTGAGATCTATACTTATTGTTTATTTGATTTTCAGTATCAACATACTGCATATCTTTTGATTGATAAAATAAATTTTTGTATCCTCTATCAATAATAGTTTGTAATGTAGCCCACCCAATATTATTATTTTCCACCACCAATAAAGCATCATTATATCTAGTCGCTAAATCTATCAAAAAATGACCATAATCAGTTGTAGATAATTGTCCTTTATATTCGGCAACCTGTTCCATATTTTCCACTTCAAACACTTGTGTAGCTGAATAATCTTTACCATCACCACGAGCCACATCAGCAACCACTATATAATCTTTAGTATAATTTGGTTGTTCCCATATCCACAAATTCCTATCGATACCTTCTTCCAAAACAGGTTTGGAAACCATAGTATCTTTATACCATTGTAATATGGCTGGATCAACAACTGATTGTCCAGAAGTTAGGAAGTCAGCATCACATTCTTGTGCCGCTTGTGATGGACCTAATACCTTATCTTGTTCATCTCTCCAATCTTGATCTCTATCTGGATGATTGGTCCAATGTAATCTTATAGTATTAAATTCATTCGTTCCATCTTCTGCCCCAACCCATTGTTTGTGAAACCAATTACCCACACCATTGGGTGTAGAAAGAACTATTGAATCACCACCAGTTGCTAGTGTTTGTTGCGCCGCAGTCCATATTACATCTACCTTATCAATAAACGCAGCTTCATCAATTATTAAAAGTGATAATGCTTCAGAACGACCAGCTGATTCATTAGAAGCGATTGCTTTAATTTGTGAACCATTTGTAAATCGTATAGATAATTTGTTTATTTCTTCCGTATTGGTTTTTAACCAAGTAGGTAAACCATCATACATCACACGTACTTTAGTAACAAGATTTTTTGCCACATCTTTACCAGTAGCAATCACAAGAATATTTTTATCATTGTGAAATAACATTGTCCATAATGCATATCCAGCTGAAAGAGTTGATATACCTAATTGCCTTGATTTAAGAATTATGTTATATCTATTATTTGTAAATTCTGTTAAGCATTTTTCTTGGAAATCATATAAATCGAATTTTATTTTACCTTCTTTGGGATGTTGAATTGTGCAATATTTTCTCATAAAGTGTATTGGATTTTGTACACACTCTATATATTCTCGTTTAATCGCTTGTTTTAATTTACTTTGTGACATTGCCTAACACCCATGTTGGTAAAATTATACTGATTACACCATATCCAAACCAAAGATATTTATTTTCGTACCATTTTGGTTTAACTTCTTTTGTCAAATCTTTGTATAAATCTACTCTTTTTTCTAACAAATCAATTTTTTCCTCATATAAAGAAATCATAACACTATCATTCGTTTGATATTGTATATACATATATATTTGTTTTTCTAATTTTTCGATAATTTCTGTATTCAAACTATCTGAATTTTCCAATGTCAATATTGAATTTCTTAACGATTGAACTTCTTCATCAGAAAAACAATGACCATCACATGGTATTTGTGCAGTAATTAAAGATATTATTAATATAGTTGATACTATTTTTTTAATCATTTTTTACCTTTTTTAGAATATTTTTTTAAAAAATCAGCTGCTTCTTTAGCACCTACATCTTTAGGTTTATATTCTTTTTTCTTTTTCATTTCTTTTATCGCTTTTGCATAATTTTTTTGTGTTTCTTTTAATGCAGCTTGTCCAGTTTTATATTCTTCAATCTTTTTATCTATTTTTTTAGTTTTTTCTTCATTACTTTTAATATCATTTTTAATTTGTTTTACCTTTTTACTACTTTTGTTTCCCGCAAAAAGTGCAATTACACCACTTAAACCAGCTAATATACCTAATATCCATTTTAATGCTTTCATGATTATTTCTCCTTCAAATTACCACTTGGAAATTTTGAATCTCCCCTTTGTGATGATTTTCTTAAATCGAATGTAGGTTTATCTACTTCACCGACCATCTTATACCCAAGTTGATTAGATATTTGTGATTTTTTTATTTTATCAGTTTCAGAGCCTATTTCAAATCCTTCACTAAGCATAGATTTAATTTCTTCTTTAATAATTTCTTTAAGTTTTGATTTAGTTAATTTCATCTTTTTTTCCTCTTATACATAGTTACAGCTCTTTTATACTGAGATGTATTCATTTGTTGATACACTTCCCACAATCCTTTTATTTTAGATTGCAATGGTTTATGCTTTCCATATAAATGATAATTCAAATTTTTTGCTCCTGATTCAAATCCCAAATCATTAGCAGCACTTACCAAATCTCTCTTAATTGCCTTTTCTAATAATTTTAGACTATATACACCAAGTCCATGTACATTAATACTTGGATTCTTTGGATCAAACTTACCCTCTTTCATTTCTTCTTTCATATTGTAGATAGAAGCGTATTCATTCTTTCCTTCAGTTACAATATCCTTACCGCCCATTTTTTCAAATTCTGTTAAGGATTCACCATACTTAGAGCTCCATCTTTTTGGTGCATTTTCGAATGATTTATCATTCCAATCATTAATTAAATTTTTTAACTTAATCATAGTTATTTCCAACCACGAGATTTTCTTTTTTTCATGGATTTTTTTCTTTTTTTATTTATTCTTGTCATCTTACTTTTTCTCTTTAAAGCAGATTTTTTAGCTTTCATTTTTCTCTTAGATCTTTCCTTTGATTTCATCGGAACACATCTACCAGCCTTTTCCTTTTGACCAGGTGGACAAAATGTTTTTTTCTTAGCCTTACCTTTGCGAATTACCCATTTTTTCTTAGCTTCATCGAGATTATCACATTCTAAAATTAAATCATAATATTTAGTATATGGATCCATCTATTTAGTACTTAATGTTTTAGATGCATGTTCACCAACATTACCTGCCGCATAGATACCAAATATCCATTTAGTGAAATCAGCCCAAGCTTGAAACTCAGCTTTTCCCAAAACAACGAAAGCAGTTGCTGCTAAAAAACATACACCTGCACATAATAATTTTTTACTTGCTAAATTCATAATTTAATTCCCCCATCTTTCCTATTTTCGTTAGCTATTGCATTTACAATTGTCATATCAAATGGACTTATTTCATCACTCTTTTCAAATATAATTTTTTCAAATTCAGCATTAATAGAATCCATTCTATTTAATTCCATCAATCTAACCCAACTATTATATTTAATTGGATATAATTTTAATTTTGATTCAAAATCTATTTGACATTTCATACAATTACCAAATCCATTATAAGATTGTTTATCCCATTCCTTTATAATATAATATTCACATGTATTACATTTATCAGCTATACCTCTATCAGCTAATTTAGAAACTTTCATCCTATAACCATTTTTTTGTTCCCATTTTACACCATCAGAATCTTCCCATGTTTCACCAATTTTTCTACCTTCATGCACATTTTCATCGATATGTGTAGCCACTTGAATTTTACGTTCTGGTACATAAGTACCTTTTAACATACTTTTAACTTTTTCTATATTTCTACTTTTACTACTCATAATACCCTCTTATTTATATATATAAATAGTTTAAAAACTCATTAAACCTGTTATTTGATTTACTGGAGCAAAAGCTCCTGTAAATTTATAAGTGTTTCCCTTATATTTAAACACAATTCCCTCTGAAGGAACTATTGAATCCAACCCACCGATAGCATTCAATCTATCTAACTGAACCTTCAGCCTATTTAATTTCTTTAAATCACCACCGGACTTTACATCTGATATAGCTGCTGATAATTTTTTCTTAACATTTTGAACCGATTTATCTGGATTTGCTGCTATGAATCCTTGAACATTTTTCAATATTTCAGCTCCCACTTCAAAGAAAAGAACTTCAAAAGGTTTCATGTTTTCCTTTACTTGTCTAGCATGGTCTTGTTTATCAAATTTCAATGCCCATTGTAAAAACTTCTCATCTTTTATATCTTTTTTCATATTGCCTATTGAATATGATTTATTAAAAAATGCCCATCTGTTTATTAATCCTTTTAACACTTTTAAATCTATTTTTTTATTTTTCTTTTTAATAAAATCAGCCCACCAATATTGGTGATATAAAGCTAAAGTATCATTATCTTTCATTCCAAATTTAGATTGTAATTTCTGTAATCTTGATAAAAATTTCTTTTTCATTTTACCGAAATCTTGATGTTTTGGGATTGTTAAACCAACTGGTTTTCCTATTGAATATTTTTTCTGAATATGTTGATTGATTTGTTGAATCATACCAGCTAACATTCTAGCACTATCTGTAACACTACCTATCACACTTCCACTTTCATCATATTTTAACGCACCATGAAATACAATTTGAGTAACATCATAATCAATTACATTTGCTGATGCTGGCCACATTACTTCTAAATTCATCCAATTCTTACCATTATCAAAAATTTTATCTTTTTGTTTTTGTGATAAACCTTTTATAGATTTAGATAAATCTGTAACAGCAAAATTAAATGCGTTTGCTATTTCACCTCTACCTTCAAATTTTGATTTTATACCACTGACATCTAATGATGTTTTTCCAAAATTCTTTATATGTCCTTTATTTCTTGCTATTCTTAACTTCCCATCTATCCAAGAAACCATAAGATTTTGCCCATCAAGTTTTTCCGTAACATTATCTTCTCTATTTAATTGACCACCTAAACCTAATGTGATAATTTTTTTCAAATCACCAAAAGTTAAATCTTTGTCATCAAAAGGATGTGCCATGTGACCATAAGCTCCTCCCATAAGTAATAACTCCTTCCTTCTTGGTTTTAAAACATTTTTTGCAACTAATTCTTCATTAATTATTTTTCCCCACCAATCCTTAGTTAAAATACTTTCTTTTTTTAAATCTTGTTTTTGTGTTTTTAATAAATCTACGGAATCTTTTTTAGCAATTTTTTCTTCATCACTATCCATATATTGTAATAATTTCATACCAGCTGTTGTTGCTACATTTTTTATATAATTTTTCCAAATTTTCATAGCCTTCGATCCAGCCAAATCTTGTTGATTATTTGGTGTCAATACATTAGCATCACCTGCAGGAAAATATGAAACTGAATCTACCCTATCATTTTCTAAATCATTTTTTGTAGGGGGTACACTTTCCACATCGACATCAAAAATATAATTGACAACATCAAATCCCAATTGTTGTGCCAATTTTTTATTTCTACCAGCATAACCTCCAATACCACCCACAAATGCACTTGGTCCATCATCCACGATAGCTGCACCACCAGTAGATGTTGTGCTATTAACTTCATCAATTATATCTTTTATATCAAATTTAACAAGAAAATCTTCAATAGTTTCTTTTTTTAATTTCTTTTGATTGACATATTTAGAATTTTCACCTCTAGCAGGTTGTTCCCAATCAGAATCAGATTCGGCATCATAGTCACGATAATCACCCCCATCTTTTCCTTTTTTCTTGGTAACATTAACATCTTCCTCAACATCCGTTTTTAACATTCTAAACTTTAATGCCGGCCTTCCATTTATCATCAAATCACCCTTTTCATTCCAATCAATAGATTTAATAACAACTTTTTTATTTTTAAACTTACCCATTAGAACCGTATCGCCAATTTTAATTGGAACTTCTATTTCTTTCAAACCCAATTTTTTCATTATTGATTTATTTTTAAATCCTTGAAATCCTTGACTCCCCCATATGCTTGCTGGATTTATAATTTTCATATTTCTTTTATCAATAATAGCTAAATCACCTCTTTTATATGGTTGGTCTTTTAGAATATCATGCATATTATTATAAGCTGTTCTTGCTTGTTTCGCTTCACCACCAACTACTTCATTACCATTTTTATCTACTATAAAAAATATATAAGGTCGTGACTTCCAACCAATAGCTGCTTTTGCCAAAGATTTAGTAACATTAGCTTCATTGACTTCAAATAAC